CGGGGGCCCGGGACAACGGCTGGAGCCACTGCTGGACCTTCCCCAGCGGGGCGAAGATCTATTTCGGCAGCTTAAACCATGCGCAGGACAAGTACAACTATCAGGGCAAAGCCTTCGACTTTATCGGCGTGGACGAGCTGACCCACTTTACCTGGGACGAGTACAGCTATGTCATGAGCCGCAACCGCCCCAGCGGCCCCGGCACCCGGGTGTACATCCGGGCCACGGCCAACCCCGGCGGCGTAGGCCATGGCTGGGTGAAGGCACGGTTTATCAGCCCGGCGCCGGCCGGGACGCGGATAGTGCAGCTGGTGAAGGTAAAAGCGCCGGGAGGGGGAGAGATCACCCGGCGGCGCACCCGCATTTTTATCCCGTCCACCGTCTTTGACAATCCGGCGCTGCTGGAAAACGACCCGGGCTACATCGGCACACTGGCCTCTCTGCCGGAGGCCGAGAAGCAAGCGCTGCTCTACGGAAACTGGGACAGCTTTTCGGGACAGGTGTTCACCGAGTGGCGGAACGACCCGAACCACTACAAGGACCAGCGCTGGACCCACGTCATCGAACCGTTTCCCATCCCGGAACACTGGAAGATATGGCGGGGATACGACTTCGGTTTCTCGAAGCCGTTTTCTGTGGGGTGGTATGCAGCGGACGAGCGCGGGCGGCTCTACCGTATCAAGGAGCTTTACGGTTGCACCGGCACACCCAACGAGGGCCTGAGAAAGGACCCGATGGAGCAGGCACGGATGATCCGGGAAGCAGAGCAGAACGACCCGCTGCTGAAAGGCCGGGTCATCCTGGGCGTGGCCGACCCGGCCATCTTCGACGAGAGCCGAGGCGAGAGCATCGCGGACATGCAGGAGAAAAGCCCGAACTTTCTGCACTGGATGCCCGGCGACCACACCCGTCTGGCGGGAAAGATGCAGTTTCACTACCGACTGGCTTTCGGCGAAGACGGCAGGCCGATGCTGCAGGTCTTCAACACCTGCAAGCACTTCATCCGCACCATCCCGAACCTCGTCTATGACGAGAGCAATGTGGAGGACATCGACACCACGCAGGAGGATCACATCTACGACGAGTGCCGGTATGTGCTGATGGAGAACCCCATCAGCGCCGCAAAGCACACCCAGCCGCCGCCCATGCTGGACGACCCGCTGGATATGGATCCGAGGAAGGACAAGACGAGGTTTATGAGGATATGAGCGAAACGGAGAAAAAGCTGCTGGAGGCGATGGCGGGAGAGGGCTTTGGGGACAGAGCCCACGGCCTGCAGGGCCTTGCTACCGGTGTACCGGGCGGGCCGGAGGAATTGCCGGGCTCCGCTGCAGAGGGCAGCGAGAGCCTGACCGATGTACTGAGCGGAGAGCAGCCCATCGGCGAGAAGGAGATCAGCGAGGCGATGGCTGTGCTGGAGAAGTATAAGTCGGCCAAGGCCAGCCTCGACAAGCGGATCATCGACAACGAGGAATGGTACAAGCTGGGGCATTGGAAACAGTACGGCAACCGGGTGATGGAGGGCAAGCGCGCCCCCAGTACGGGGTGGCTGTTCAACTCCATCGCCAACAAACACGCCGACGCCATGGACAACTACCCGGAGCCGAACGTGCTGCCGAGAGCGCAGGACGACGAGGAGACGGCAAAGCTCCTCTCCGAGATCCTGCCGGTGCTGCTGGAACAGGCCGACTACGAGAGCGTGTACAGCGACACCTGGTGGCGCAAGCTCAAGCAGGGGACCGGCGTGAAGGGCATCTTCTGGGACCCGGCGCTGCGGGACGGACTCGGGGACATCGCCATCCGGAGCATGGATCTGCTGATGCTCTACTGGGAGCCGGGCGTGGAGGACATCCAGGACTCGGCCAACTTTTTCAGCCTGGCGCTGGCTGACAACGACCGTCTGACGGCCCGGTGGCCTCAGCTGGAGGGCAAGGCGGGCAGCAGCGGCATCACCGTGGGGCAGTACGTCAGCGACCAGAACATCGACACCAGCGAAAAGAGCGTGGTGGTGGACTGGTATTACAAGCGGGAGAAGCCCGGCGGCCAGACCGTGGTGCATTACTGCAAGTTCTGCAACGGCGTGGTGCTCTACGCCAGCGAGAACGACCCGGCGATGGCCGAGACGGGCTTCTACGACCACGGAAAATATCCCTTTGTGTTCGACCCGCTCTTCGTGGAAGAGAACAGCCCGGCGGGCTTTGGGTACATCGACGTGATGAAGGACACGCAGGACACCATCGACCGGATGACGCAGGCCATGGACGAGAACACGCTGGCAGCGGCCAAGAAACGCTACCTTATCTCGGACACGGCGGGCGTGAACGAGGACGAGCTGCTGGACACGGCGAAAGATGTGGTGCATATCACGGGACGGCTGGACGAGCGGGGCTTTATGGAGCTGGAGACGGCTCCGCTGCCCTCCAACACCATCGCCTACCAGCAGAACCGCGTGGCCGAGCTGAAGGAGATCAGCGGCAACCGGGACGTGAACCAGGGCGGCGCGACCAGCGGCCTGACGGCGGCCTCGGCCATCGCGGCCTTGCAGGAAGCAGGCTCGAAACTGAGCCGGGACATGCTGAAGAGCTCTTACCGCTCCTTTGCAAAAGAATGCTACTTCATCATCGACCTGATGCGGCAGTTCTACGACGAGAGCCGCGTCTACCGGATCACCGGCCAGCAGGGCGGCACGGAGTACCGGGAGTTCTCGGGACAGATGCTGCGGCCGCAGCCGGTGGAGAGCGTGGGCGGCGTGGAGCTGGGCGCCCATGAGCCGGTGTTCGACATCACGGTGAGCGCGGCCAAGAAGAGCACCTTCAGCCGCCTCTCCCAGAACGAGACGGCGAAGGAGTGCTACCAGCTGGGATTCTTTGCTCCGGCCAACGCCGACGCTGCACTGGCGTGTCTGGACATGATGGACTTCGAGGGCATCGAGAAGGTGCGCCAGAGGGTGGCCCAGAACGGCACCCTGTACCAGCAGCTGCAGCAGGCGATGGCACAGATCCAGCAGATGGCGGCAGTCATCGACCAGCAGAACGGATCCAACCTGAGCGAACAGGCCGGTGCCGCTGCCGCTGCCATGACCGGCGGCGGAGGCGGCGGAGAGGCCGGCGCGAAGACAGTGACCAACTCTCTGGGCGGACAGGTGGGCGGCGGGACCAACCCGCTGGCCACGAAAGCTGCCGAGAGGGCGATGAACATCAACAACCCCAACAAGTGAGAACCACAGGAGGTTATACATGATCAAAATTGAGATGATGGATACGGACAAAGGCTACAGTCTGGCTGCAAGCGGTCATGCAGGCTACGCCCCGGCGGGGCAGGACATCGTGTGTGCGGCGGTTTCGGTGCTGGCGCAGACGCTGGCAAACAAGGTAGAAGCTGCTGCAAGGAGCGGAAGGCTGCTGACGAGCTGTGTGCAGCATGGCGAGACTTTTGTGGTGCAGGCTTTGCCGAAACCCGGCCCGAACGCTTTGATGGTCGCAAGCTGGTTTGACTTTGTGGAAGAGGGCCTGCGTGCGCTGGCGGAAGAGCATCCGGACAATGTCGAGCTGGTAGTCACAGACGGCGGTGCAGATGATATGGACGAACCTACCATGAAATTGCAGCTGTTTGCGGAGGGCGGCGGTGACGGTGCAGCGGCTGCTGGCGGCGATGGTGCCGCCCCTGCGGCGGAAGAAAAGGCTGCGTCTGCTCCCGCCCAGAGCAAAGGCCGGGAGGCTGCTGCCGCTGAGGTGGATGAGATGCTGAGCCCGGCGGAAGAGCCGGGCGTGGAGGAAGATGCTGCTGAAGGCGAGGAACAGGACGGTGCGGCAGACAAGAGCAGCACCGACCCGGAGACGCACCGGAAAGCGTTTGGCGAACTGATGCGGGGCGAGTACAACCGGGAGTTTGGCGAGATGATCGTGCAGGCCACCCAGAAAGCCTACGACAGCATCCTGAACGAGCAGGGGCCGGTGGGGCGCATCCTGAACGCTCTGGGCCAGAAGTACGGCACTGCTCCCGGCGACTACGAGGCACTGGCCGCTGCGGTGGAGGGCGGCGTCGTGAAGGACGACGCCTACTACGAAGACATGGCCATGAAGAAGGGCATCAGCGTCCAGCTGGCCAAGGAGATGGACGCGCTGGAAAGCGAGAACGCCAAGCACCGCGCCGCTGAGCAGCAGCGGGCGGAGGCCGCAAAGATGGAAGCCATCCAGCAGGAGTGGGACGCCGCCGTGGAGCGCATCCGGGCCGAAGACCCGGGCTTCGACGTCAAAGCGGCGCTGGCTGACCCGGATTTTGCCCAGATGCTCAAGCTGGGCGTGAAGATGGAGGACGCTTACAAGGCCCGCTACTTTGACGACATCATGGCCCGGCGCACCACCCAGACGGCCAAGACCGTCGAGAAAGGCGTGGAGGCCCGGATTCGCCAGCGGGGCGCGCGGCCTGCCGAGAACGGCACCAACCCCGGCGGCGCGGCGGTGCTGAAGACGGACGTCTCCAAGCTGACGCCTGCCCAGTGCGAAGAGCTGGAACGCCGCGCCATGCGGGGACAGATCATCACTTTTTAACCGAAAGGCGCTGCTGACCGAAAGAACCTCTCACCGTTCCCGTCGGCTGACGCCGCGCGAGAACGGAGCTCCCCTGTTAGGGGAGCCTTTCTTAAAGGAAAATCCGGGAAGCAGAAGTCTCTCAATAAAGCACATGAGTAAACGAAGGGAGTAAGAAACATGAAGAACCACATGAATCTGCAGCTGTTTGCGCAGCCTGCAAACCACACCGGCGCGACTGGCATGAGCGCCGAAATGAAGACCTACTACGAGAAGCGTCTGCTGGATCAGGCAGAGCCGCTGCTGGTGCATGACCAGTTCGGCGACAAGTACCCCATCCCGGCCAACAACGGCAAGACCATCGAGTTCCGCAAGTACGAGAGCCTGCCCAAGGCCACCGAGCCTCTGACCGAGGGCGTGACCCCCAACGCTCAGGCTCTGACCGTCACCCCCATGACCGCCACCGTGAAGCAGTACGGCGGCTGGGCAGCCATCACCGACGTGCTGCAGCTGACCGCCATCGACAACAACATCACCCAGGCGACCAAGGTACTGGCATCCCAGGCGGGCCGTACGCTGGACACCGTGACCCGCGAGGTGCTGGCAGGCGGCACCAACGTCATCTACGCGCCGGCGGGCGACACTGCCGTGACCAGCCGCGCCAATCTGACCACTGCCAGTGTGCTGACGCCGGATCTTATCGATCAGGCGGCCACCGCCCTGAAGGCCCAGAACGCCGACGCCATCGGCGAGAGCTATGTGGCCATCGTCCACCCCTATGTGGCCTATGATCTGCGCCGCAACCCGGAGTGGATCGATGTCCACAAGTACGCTTCCCCCGACAACATCTACAACGGCGAGATCGGCAAGCTGGCCGGTGTGCGCTTCATCGAGACCAGCGAGGCGAAGATCTGGACCGGCACCGGCTGCCCGAGCGGTCTGGCCGTGTTCGGTACGCTGGTGCTGGCGGCTCACGCCTACGCCGTGACCGAGGTGGAGGGCGGCGGCCTGCAGCACATCGTCAAGCAGCTGGGCGCAGGCGAAGACCCGCTGAACCAGCGCGCGTCCGTGGGTTGGAAGGCCATCAAGACCGCAGAGCGCCTGTGTGAGCAGTACATGGTGCGCATCGAGAGCGTCAGCCCGAAGTACAGCGCGAAGGCGAAGGCAAACTGACGCGCCGGCGGCGCGGGGCTAAGTTCTCTTTTGCGTGCCAAAAGAGAACCAGAAAAGCACCCGCTACTTCCGAAGCGCGGGAGGCACGGGAAAGGGGCTGCTCGCCCCTTTCAGACCCCGAAGGAGAAGTCGAAACGGGAAAAAGCTAGCCGCTGCGCTAAGACGGGTTGCGGTGCCCAGCGACCACTTCGTGCCTTGAGTGGCACTCGTGTCCTGCTGACCGCGGCCCCAACAGCTACTCCCTGTATCCGCCGCAGGCGGCGGTCGTAGCTGTTGCGCTTTTTTCTCGTTTCTCCGTTTTACGGCTTCGCCGAGGATTTCAGGCTTTAGCTGAACAGGAACGGCAAAACGAAAGGAGAAGGATCTATTTATGGCGACTAAGAAAGAGACTGCTGCGGCCCAGGCCGTGGAGAACGCGGTGGAGACTGTGGAGAAGACCGAGACGATGGCCGAGGCAAAGGCCGAAGAGAAGGACGACGGCATGGTGACCATCCACCTGTTCAAGGACGACGACCGCTACGCGGCGCCGGTGTTCGTGGGCGTCAACGGCGACAGCTACCTCATCCAGCGCGGCATCGACGTGAAGGTGCCGAAGGCTGTGGCCGAGGTGCTGGAGCACAGCATCAAACAGGACGCCGAGGCGGCCCGGAAGAGCCAGGCCATGCAGGCGGCGGCCGGTACGCAGATGATGACCATTTGATAAGAGACCCGGTACAGCAAAGGCACGGCGCTGTGCCGGGTCTTTTTGGTTTAGGGGATAACCTCTCCGTCATCGCTTGCGCGATGCTACCTCTCCTATCGAGGAGAGGCCTTGGCATTCCGCAAAGCTTTCCCTCTTCGCCAGAGGCTCCCCTCGGTAGGGGAGCTGTCGAGCGAAGCGAGACTGAGAGGTTGTTCTTCGGGGGCAACAGAAAGGGAGGATTTAGAGCATGACAGCAGGCGAAGCGATAAAGATGGCCGACGAGCTGAGGCCGAACAACAGCTTTTCGGACGAGATGAAGCAGCTGTGGCTGCGGCAGGCCGACAGCGGCTTGCGGCGGAACGTGGTGGAGCGCAGCGACACCGGCAGCGACTTCGAGGGGCGCGGCGCGGATATTTTGTGGGAAGAGGGGCTGGAATACGACACGCCGCTGCTGGCAGACGGCGCGGCGGAAGCGCTCTATCCCCACTGGCTGGCGGCGCAGATGGACCTCGCCCTCGGCGAGACGGCCCGGGCGGCGAACGAATTGCAGCTCTACACGAGCTATGTGCAGGAGTTTGCGGCGTGGGTGAGGAGAAAGTATATGCCGGTGGGCGGCGGGAGGCTGATGACGTGACGAACCTGAACCAGATCAACAGTCAGCGGCAGTTGCTGCGGGTGTTCGGCGGGCTGAACGAGGGGTATGCGTGCAGCGAGGCAGAGCTGAGCGAGGAGAAAAACTTTTCTTCGCGGGGATACCCGGCCCTCGAGACCCGCAAGCCCCGGCGGAAGGTGCGTCAAGCGACCGGGATGAACGGGATGTACCACCTGAACGGCCTTTTGACCGTGGAAGGCACGACCCTGCGGTATGCCCCGGACGACGGCAGCGACGCCGTGGAGCTGAAGAACGCCCTGACGGACAGCGAGAAGAAGATGGTGGGCATGGGAACCAAAGTGCTCATCTGGCCGGACAAGATGTCCTTTGACACCGCAGCGGGGACACTGAGTGCGCTGGGTTCCAGCTGGCAGCAGGGCGGCAGAAGCCTGACCGTGACCCCCTGCGACGCTGCGGGCGTGGTGTACACGCCGAACAAATTCGGCGCGACCGAACCGGAAAGCCCCGAGAACGGCGACGTCTGGCTCAAGCAGGCCGAAGATGCCCCGTGGAGCTACCGCGACGCCCTGAAGCTCTACAGCACGGCGGGCGGGTGGCAGAACATCCTGCTGAACTACTGCCGCGTGACCTGCGAGGGGCTGGGCAAAGCGTTCAAGGCCGGGGACACCGTGACCCTGACGGGCATCCCGGGCGTGGTGAAGAACGCCTATTCCGCCGATTTCGGCGGGGACGTGGTGGTGGACGACGTGGCCGGGGACTCGGTGATCCTCTCCATCGCGCCGGACATTGAGAGCGTTTTGTACTACGGCACCTGTGTGGTGACGGGCCAGAGCGTGGTGTGGACGGCCATGGACGGCAAGACCACCCAGACCTTCGACGGGCCTTTCCCGGACGTGACGGCCCAGCGGCGGGTGCCGGATCTGGACTGGCTGACGGAGCACAACAACCGGGTGTGGGGCTGCTCGAGTACCGAGAACGTCATCTATGCCTGCAAGCTGGGCGACGCCACCAACTGGTTCTCCTACCGCGGCACGGCGGCAGACAGCTACGCCGTGACCGTGGGCAGCGACGGAGCTTTTACCGGCGCGGCTACCTGCATGGGATACGTGCTTTTCTTCAAGGAGAACGGCCTGCACAAGCTCTACGGCACAAAGCCCAGCGACTACCAGATGAGCAGCATCCAGTGCTCGGGCGTGGCCAAGGGTGCCCACCAGAGCCTCTGCGTCATCAACGAGACACTGTACTACCTCTCGATGGACGGGGTGATGGCGTGGGACGGCAGCCTGCCCACCAAGGTGTCGGCCTCGCTGGACGAGACGGCCATGAGCCGGGTGACAAGGGCGGCCGCCGGCGGGCTGGTGGGGCGGTACTACCTGCACACCGAGAGCCCCGGCGGGCAGAGGCTGCTGGTGTACGACACCGAGAAAGGACTCTGGCACGAGGAGGACGCCACCGGCTGGGCCATGTGCAGCACCGGGCGGCAGCTCTACCTCTGGGACAAAGAGGCAATCTGGGCCGCAGACGGGAGCCGGGAAGCCGGCGGCGAAGAGGACACGGTGGAATATGAGGCTGTGACCGGAGACATCGGACTCGGAGACCCGGACGACAAGTATTGCAGCCGGGTGACGGTGCGGCTGGACGCCATGGAGCGGACCGTGGTGACGCTGTGGGCCAGCTTCGACGGCGGCGAGTGGCAGGAGGTGGGCCGGGTGGATACCGCAGGGAAGCGTGTGCGGGTGAATCTGCCCTTCGTCCCGACCCGGCACGACACCATGCGGCTGCGTCTGACCGGAAAAGGGCAGATCGCAGTGAGGAGCATCGCCATGACGCTGAGCAACAGCGAGGGCGGAAGAGTGAACGGAGGTGTGCCGAGACGCTGAAAGCGTAGGGCTATGTTCTCTTTTGGTGTCAAAAGAGAACCAGAAAACCACCAGCGATTTCGACGCGCTGGATCCACGAGAAAGGGGCTGCTCGCCCCTTTCAGACCCCAAAGAGGAAGTCGAAGCGGAAGAATGCTAGCCGCTTCGCTAAACGCATTTTTCTCGTTTCTCCGATTTGAACAGAAACGAGAAACCGGAAGGAGGAGCTGAATGGCAAGCATTGTGGGACTTTCCAAGATCTCCATGCCGAGGCTGGAAAAGCTGGATGCGGACAGCGCCCGGGAGCTGAGGAATTACCTGTACCAGATGCAGGAGCAGCTGGAATACATTTTGAGCAACATTGACACGGAGAACCTTGCGGGGGATCTGCAGGAGAAGCTGAAATAACACATTGACAGGAGGACAGAGAACATGAGCAGAGTGAGCGATGCGAGAGTGCAGCTGGATGCGTGGGAGGCAAAGAAGCCGGGCAACTACACCAGCCAGTATAAGGACAAGATCGACGGCGTGATGGGCCAGCTGGACGGGATGAAGGATTTTAGCTACGACCCCACCCGGGATGCGGCCTACGAGCAGTATAAGAACAGCTACACCCGGCAGGCGAAGCTGGCTAACGAGAACGCCCAGGCCAACGCCAGCGCCATCTCGGGCGGGTACGGCTCCAGCTACGGCACCCAGGCGGGCCAGAGCGCCTACCAGAATGCCATGGCGGGCCTGAGCAATGCCACGAACGGGCTGTACAGCCAGGCACTGAGCCAGTACACCCAGAAAAAGAGCGACCTGCAGAACCAGCTGAGCGGATACCAGCAGGCCGAGGCGCAGGACTACGAGAAGTACCAGACCAACTACCAGAACTGGGAGAACCAGCGCAACTACTATCAGAACGTGTACAATCAGGCGGCCAGCGAAAGCCAGGCGAAGAAGAGCCGGGGGAGCGGACTTCTGAACACGATCCTGAGCGTAGGTGCAAGCATACTGATGGGCTTGTTGTAAAGAAAAAGCGCCCAGCCCGGAAGAGCTGAGCGGCGGAAGAAAACCTCTCACCGTTTCTGTCCGCCTGCGGCGGAGCAAAAACGGAGCTCCCCTATCGAGGGGAGCCTTTCTTAAAGGAAGTCTTATGCAAGATGGAGCTTTTCCTTCAAGGCGTCCTGAAGAACGCCGGAGAAGTTGATGTGTGCGGCCTCGGCAGCATCGTTGAGCCAGGCCGGGACGGAAAGAGTTTTTTTGACGGGACGGAACTGCTTTTGGTAGGCGGCCATATCGAAGGGTACCATGACCACGAAGTCTCCGGCCTCCACCGGAAGAGAGGAAGGAACGGAAGGAGTGGGGCAGACAGCGCACTCTTCCAGCATCAGGCCGATGGCATCCTGTGCCATCCGCACAGCCTCATCCATCGTATCGCCCTGCGTAAAGCAGCCCTCGATGTCGGGGACGGTGACAGAGTAACCTGTGGCCTCGGGGTGGAACACGGCGGGATAGAAAACAGCGTTCATGGAAATACCTCCTTATTTCTTCAGCCCGGCCAGTTTGAGGATATTTTTCTCTGTGCCGGGTTTGAGGTCTTTGGCGTGGAAAGGGACGATAGTGGTCTTGCCGGTGGTGGGGTTGTGGTATTTGCGATGAGAGCCGCTGGAGCTGACGAACACGAAACCGTTCTGTTCGAGCAGGCGAACGATCTCTTTGGGGGTCATTGGCATGAAGATGCACCTCCGAATCTGTAATTATAATATATACGTATTTTACGTATTTGTCAAGAGAGGAGTTAAAGATGGGCGTATTCAAGAGATACAAGAACGCGCAGGCGGCGCAGAAGGACGCGGAGAACGCGATGCCGGGGGCGTACCAGAGCAACTACACCGACCGGATCAACGAGGCACTGGACAGCATGGGCGCGGCCAGCAATGCGGGCTATGACGTAGGCACGGACAGCGAACTCTACCGGCAGTACCGCGCGGGCGCGCAGGCGAATGCCAGGGCGGCGGCTGAGAACGCCGCTGCGGGCGCAGCAGCCCTGAGCGGCGGGTACGGCTCCAGCTACGCAGACAGCGTGGCCCAGCAGGGCTACCAGCAGGCCATGGCGAACGTGGACAGCGGACTTTCGGGCCTGCGGGACAAGGCCCTGACCATGTACCAGCTGAAGCAGAACGGCCTCTCGGGGCTGCTGAGCGCGCTGCAGAGCCAGGACAGCCTCGAGGCGGCGGAGCATCAGGGAGCCGTGGCCAACGCGCAGGACTGGCGGGACTACAAGAAGAGCCGGGCAGACCAGGCAGCGCAGGAAAAGCAGAACTTCTGGGATAATCTGATGCAGGTAGGCACCGATGTTGTAAAAGCGGGCTTTACCGCCTACGACCGGTACAAGGGATATGACCAGTGGAAGCAGGAACATGAGCTGCAAGAAAAACAGGTGCAGGCGCAGCTGCAGCAGATGGCGATAGACAAAGCGCTTGACTATAAAGAACGGGGTGCAAGCGAAGCTTTCCTGAACCAGTTCCTGAGTGCGAACGGCTTAGACCCCAGCATTCTCAACGATTGGACCACGGAGAAAACGACTGAGCTTTCCCCGGCGGATTATCTGACAGCAATGAAGGGAATCACCGACCTTTACGAGGGTGGTTTCCGCGATGCAGCAGGGGCTGTAGCCGACATGTACGGCATTAGCAGGGATACGCTGAACTACACGCCTCAGTACATCACCGGCAGCTACAGCAGTCGGAGAAGCGGCGGCTCGGGCGGCTCTTCGGGCAGCAGGAGCGGCGGCACGAAAAGCAGCGGGAGCAGCCCGACCTATGCCCAGCTGCTGAGTATGTCGAAGGAGTTTGTCACAATGAAAGCGAGTGACCCGCGGTATGATTACTACAAGCGGACGCTGACGGATGCGGGCTGGATAAAGGACGACACCCCGAACCTGTTGGAGACGAACCGAGGTCTGACGGGGCAGAGCTGGAAAGGAGACCCGGCAAACAAGTGGGGTACTGGGACAAGTAACAGACAGAGCCAGAGCACCGGAAGAACGGCAAGCCAGTCGAGTGTCCCGCAGCGGGCGCAGGTGGCGGCGAACGCCATCAAGGGCCAGAGGAACCACGGCTCGGATGACCAGACTATTTTTAACAGCCTGAAGTATCAGGGATACACGGACGACGAGATCTGGAAAGCCTTTGAGCTGGCAGGGTAACAGAAAAGCCTCCTGCACGACCGTGTGCAGGAGGCTTTGGGATAAAGTCAGGCGAGGTGGAGCTGGTGCTTGAGCGCGTCCTGAAGGACCTGACTGAAGTTTACATTGCGTTCAAGGGCGGCGGCATTGAGCCACGCCGGGAGAGTGACGGTGCGGTTTACCGAACGATTGACGCTGGCGAGCCGGACGGACGGCATATAGGCATCGACCAGCACGACCCGCTCGTTTTCTTTAGGCTGGATAGCGGACAGGGCCGAGGGGGCGGGGATAGGCTCGCCGTCCTCTTCCAGCCCGCACATCACGCAGCCAAGCAGCTCGCGGGCGGAAAGCAGGGCGTCGTCCTCGGACGTACCGCTGGTGGCGACACCGAGGTCGGGAAAATCGACAGCGATCTCCTGCCCGTCCTCGTAGATAAACACGGCAGGATAGAAGTAACGGTCGGGAAGATTCTTTTTCATCAGAAAAGCCTCCTATCATTCAGCGGAATTTAAGGCCGGACTGCTGCTCAATGCGGTTAAGCGTAGCCCGGGGAATATCTTTATCGGGGTCTTTTACGGTGACGCGACCGGGCTTGGCGGGGTGTTTATACTGGTGGTGGCTGCCCACGCAGTTGACCTCATACCAGCCGTCGGCCTTGAGCGCCTTTATGACCTCGCGGGACGAATAACTTTTCACGACATCATCTCCTCAATAACAGAATAACAAATACAATACTATTTGTCAAGACAAAAAGAAGGGAAGAAGACGGAATGGCAGTAACCAAACAGCAGCTCGCACAATGGAGCAGGGAATTTGCCGCAAAGAACCCGGACAAGGTGAGTGGGGCGGGCAGCACTGCGCAGAGCACCACCACAAAGAAGAGCAGCGTCACCAAGGAGCAGTTGAGCCAGTGGAGCCGGGAGTTTGACAAAAAGGAAGCACAACGTCAGGCAGAACAGGAGCAGAACACCCGGGCCAAAGCCTTACAGCAGTACACCGAACGGCACATAAGCGACATGGGGGAGGTGGATGAGAGGAACGAGCCCTCTCAGGCGAGCAGCGGGCGGAAAGAAAACCTCTCACCGTTCCCGTCGGCTGACGCCGCGCGAGAACGGAGCTCCCCTGATAGGGGAGCCCTTCTTAAAGGAAGCCCCACTGAAAGGGCGCTGGACATGGGGCAGAAATGGGGCGTTCCGGCGAAGAGCGGGAACGTGCTGGAGAACGTGGGCAGCGGGGCCATGGCCTACGGCAGCGGCCCGGCGCAGGAGCTGAGAGCCAGCTTTGCCAAGGACAGCGTACCGGACGAGTTCGACCGGATCAACCAGTGGATGGACACCGGGGACAACAAGAATCTGGCCGACGCGGTGCGGCGGGTGGACAACACCCACGGCGCGTACACGGACGCCGACCTGATCCAAAAGGGCGGCTGGACGCAGGAGCAGATCGACGAGGCCCGGAAGATGAACGCTGCGCTGGACGCCATCCCCACATGGCAGCGGTATGCGCGCCGGGCGGCGAACACCATCGGCGGCATCGGAGACACGGTGGCTGCTGCCCCGGTGCTGGGCGCGGAGTACGGCGTACAGGCGGGAAAGAACATCGACGCCACCCTGAAGAACTGGAAACAGGTGGAGCAGGAGGTAAAGGGCGACGAACACGCCCAGAGTCTTTTCGACCTTTTGACCGATGTGGACATGGACTATAACCCCACCTGGCCGGAGAGCCGGAACCGGGAGCTGATCTCGATGGGGTACAACTCCAAGGAGATCCGGGAGATGCGCCAGAAGCTGGCGGGGTTGGAAGTGAGCGACGGCATCGACAAGAACCAGAGCGTGGGCTACCAGCTCTACGACCGCGGGCAGCGGCTGACGGCTGCGGCCCAGAGCGGCCTGAGCCCGACCCAGCGGGCCGTGGCGGGGGCCGTGACCAGCGCAGCGGAGAACCTGGCCGTGGCGGGTGTGAACCCGGCGGCAGTGCTGCCCGTCCTGAGCGCACAGGGAGCGGCAGAGGCCATGGGCCAGAGCGCAGAGAAGGGCGAGAGCGCCGGTAAGGCATTGGGCGGCGGCCTCGCCAAGTTCGGCGCGGGATGGGCCATCAACTCGGTGGGCGCAGCCGACCTTGCAAAGACCATGGGCTCGGACTACGCGAAGGACACGCTGGCGGGGCAGATCGCGGACTGGGTGCGGGGGCTGGCGGGCAGCTCGGAGCTGGCGCAGCGCTACCCGGCGGTGGCTGCGGCCATCTCGGGCGGCATCGACAACTCGATGCAGGCCTTTGCGGAGACCTATGCGGACATGGCCATCGACGCTGCGCTGGGGGACAGCGAGGCGGCGAAGAACCTGTTTACCAAAGACACCTTCCTCACCGCGCTGGAAAGCGGACTTTCCGGCGGCGCGTCCGGTGCGTTGGGCGGCGCTGTCGGCACGGGGCTGGCAAAGCTGAACGGAGGAGACGCAAGCCTGCTGGGGCAGACAGAGCATTATGACCAGATGGACCGGATGGAGCGGGCTGCTGCCCAGCAGAAGGAGTGGGAGGCCCGGGCAGCGGAGCCCTCTCAGTCGGCTTCGCCTTCGGCCACTGAAAACATCAGCGGGCAGGAAGAAAACCTCTCACCGTTCCCGTCGGCTGACGCCGTGCGAGAACGGAGCTTCCCTGAAAGTATGCAGCGGGCGGAAACAACTGCCGCAAAATCGGAAAACCCGGCGGTGCGGCAGTTTGCCGAAGTGGCGGCGAACGACAGCCTGACGGGCAAGACCATCGGGCTGTTTACGCCGAACGCCGAGAACCGGGAAAACCGTGCGGCTTTTGAGCAGGCTTACGGCGTGACGCTGCCCGACACTGCGGCCGCGACCCGCCGGATGCTGCGGGAGATCGCCGCACAGCAGAACGTAAAAAGCGAAGCAGCGCCTGCTGCACAGAGCGCAGAGCTGCCCGGCGAAGCTGTGGATGCGCCGCAGACAGTACAGGACACTCCCGCAGAAACCGCCGATGCCATGCCGGAAACGGCTGTGCCGGACAACGTGCGTGAAGCGACTGCCGCCGCAGCTGAAACCGACGGCTACGAGAACGCTCCGCTGCGGGAGACTCTGGGACTCCGGCCGGAAGCGCCGAAGACCCAGCGGGAGGCCGAGGTGCAGCGGGCGCTGGAAGGCTGGCGGGTGACGGACAAGGCGGCGGAGACCATCAGCAAAAATATGCCGGACCGGGTGGACGCCGACCGGTATGCGGCCGCAGCGTCGCCGCTGTACCGGCTGGGCCGGAGCGGCGCTGCCACCTTTGCGCAGGCGCTGGAGCTGGCGGGCAGCATGAGCGGCACGGCGGCGGACATCAATTATATCCTGAGCACCGACGCCGGCCGGACGGCCCTTGAGATCGCCTACACCCAGGGCAAGGGCGAACGGATGCTGTATGCCGAAAAGATGACCGAACTGGGCGGCGCGCTTGGCAGCGAGAGCACCAGCGGCAGGGGCGAGGTATACGCCAAGGGTACGATGCGGCAGGAGAGCGACCCGGCCAGCCAGATCATCAGCCTGAACGCGGCGGCCACCGGCACGGATGCTGTGCTGAGGGATGTGTTGCAGAACGACCGGAGCATCAGGGCCTATGTGGACACCGAGACGGCCCGGATCTTCTTCGGCGACAGTGCGCAGGACATCTTCGGCACGGTGCTGCACGAGGACTACCACTGGTACAACGCGCTGGACGCCGAGGGCGCACGGACTTTGCAGGAGCACGCGCTGGAATATCTGGCGAAGAGCAGCGGCTACGAAAGCCTCGACGAGATGATCCGGGCGAAACTGCGGGATTACAGCGCCCAGAGCCTGACCTACGAGCAGGCAGCGGAAGAGCTGGTGGCCGACGCATGGCGGGGCATCTTTGACAGCGAGGAGAGCTTCAAGCGCTGGGTGACGTTCCAGCGCGGGCAGGCAGAGAAGAACGCAGGCAAGAGCGGCGCCATCCACAAGGTGATGGAGCAGGTGCGGCAGATGCTGGATGGGCTCATCAGCCGGGCAAAGGAAGTACTGACCGCAGACCCGGACAACCGCGCCGCCCTGAAGGCGAAGCGTCTGGCCGAGACCGAAAAGCGCACCTTGCAGGACGAGTATTTCGCCCACGCAGAAAAGGCCATGGACAACCTGCGGACGGCAAAAGAAAACGCCGCAGCCCTCAAGACCGAGAGCGCGGCGGAAGGACGGGGCGTGAGGTTCCAGCTACAAGAAGGAGAAGAAACTCTTGAAAAACAACTGAATCGAAATCTTTTACGGCTGGAACAGATGAGTCCGGTAATTGAAATTACAGGGAAAGAAATTGCATACGGTGCAACCAGTAAAGAAAACGCTGAAAACATCGTGCGCTTCTTTGAATCGGTCGGCGGAAAAGTAGAACGTGATGGATTTGGTGTGATCGAGCTGACTCGCAAGGGAGCAAAAGCAACCGTACAGCACGGCAATGGCCCGGCGAAACAAATTGCGGCAGCGGCGATTCCTGACGTTATTCGCTATGGCGAACAGATTGGCTTTGTAGAGAATTGGAAAGGCCGGGGGTATAACACATATACATTTATAGCACCGGTCGTGGCAGCTGGAACAAAAATCTATGAGGCGGTCGTTGTAAATGAATACCGCAGTACAAAGCAAGGAAATAAGTTTTATGTCCACGAAGTGTGCGGTTCTGATGGAAGCCTGTTAGTATTGGATGATGCAGGACGGATAAAACAAAAGCAGGAAAGCGCTGACACGGTACTCAAAACCGAGGAGGGCGGTGAACGCCCGAGCTTTCCTGCTAATAAAATTATAACACAGAACAATGCCCCTGTAAAGAAAAACATCCGTTTCCAGATGGCAAGCCCTGTGGAAGTAAACAGCGAAAAAGAGCTGGTGGCGGTACACAACCTGACCGAAGAAAATCTGCGGGAAGCGCTGGACCTGGGCGGGATGCCGTCGCCTTCTATCGCGGCGGTGAAGGCACAGGACGGCCACAGTAAGTATGGTCCCATCTCGCTGGTGTTTGGCCCGGATGCCATTGACCCGCAGGCCAGCAGAGCAAACCGGGTGTATGGCTCAGATGCCTGGACGCCGACAAGGCCGAACGTGGAGTACGCTGTCAATGCAGAAAAAGCAAGAGCCTTAAATGGGGAGCTTGCGCAGCTGAGTCGGCAGGTGGCAGAAGGAACATTTGCAAAAGGAAATATTCTGACCGGAACTCTGGACATGGAAGCATCTGGCGATAGCCCGAAAAAGTTGGCAGAGAAACTGGCACAGAATGACAGCGTAAAGGCCGCATACCTTGCCCAGCAGGGAAAAACCATCGAGACTGTCATGAAGAGGGAGGAACGATTTACCACAGAGCAGAAGTCCAGATATGAGAAAATCATCGACTCTGTAGGTGGCGAGGATGCACTGCGGGATATTGTTGAGACAGACAAGCTGAACGGCAACCATGACATGGCACATACTGTGCTGGAAAAAGTGCGAGAGTCTGAGAAGCAATGGGCTATAGAGACGTTCCATTGGAACGCTGAAAAGGCAGAAGCCAAAGCGGCAAAGCTAATTCGCCCGGCGCTGCTTTCCCGATTGGCAAATGCATATGACTACCTCTCTGCCAGAAATGAAGGCGGCAGCATGGTAAAGGATATGGATGCCATGCAGCAGGCGTTACAGGAGAATGCACCGGACAGCAAAGTGGAAAACTGGCTGCTGCCAAAGGTGGAAAAAATTCTTGGTGAAAAGGGAATCTATAACGGGAAAGACCCATATACGGCAAAAGGCAACCGCCGCAGCTTTGCCCAGCTGCACAATCCCTACACGCTGGAAAACCTTGTGGCTGCTATGAATCAGGAGGAAGCTCGGGGCAAAGGTGCGTGGGGGCTCTCGGCAAATACTCTGATGAGTACAGCCACAGCGGAATACAAAAACCTCGACGAAGTGCGGGCAGACAAGAACCGTTTACAACAGATGCCGGAAGAAGAATATAAGGCACTGTTGGAAAAGGCAGACGGCCAGATTGAAAAGGTCGTTGACAAGCTGCGCAGCGAGACAGAAGCCCACACGGACAACAGCTTTGAAGAGCGGGAAATACTGGGTGACATTCTGCTGCGAGCTGCACAGGGAAGCCAGACAGCCGCAGCGATTGGCAAGGCCTTTGCAAAAGAAGGCTACATCATTGGTAAGGACACAGCCCAGATGATACGGCAGCTGTACAAAGATGTGGCCGCTATCCCTACCGGGTATTTTGAGGCTAAACCTCAACGTGCAGTGGGCTTTGATGAGGTAAAGGCAGCTGTCCTGCCGGACAACGCCAGCGAGACGCTGGTGAACAGTCTGAAGGAGCAGGGTGTGCCGGTATATCAGTACAAAGCCGGAGACGATGCCAAGCGCACCGAGATTTTGAACAAGCTGCCGAATGTACGCTTCCAGAAGGCCGAGCAGGCCGACCGGGACGCCAAGCAGAACCAGCAGCGGCAGGCCAGCCGGGTACTGGCGGAGAAGGCAGCGGCCTTTGACACCCTGAACCAGTTCTTCGGCCTGACGAAGAACACCCGGCTCTCGGACGCTGCCCTCGAAAGCCTCGCCATCCGGTGGACCAAGACCAACGGCAGCCGGGCCGACCGGACGAAGCTGGCAAACGAGACGCGGGCGCTGGTGGAGTATCTGCGCTCGGAGGGCGCGGACATGGCCAAGGCGCAGGGACTGGCCGAGACGCTGGCAGGCGAGGTGCTGGATGAGGCAACCTACCGGAACACGGAACTCTGGAATGAGTATCCCGACCTGCATGACCTGACCTACACGGTAGACAAGAACGGCAAGGCCAAGGCCGAGCTTGTGAAGCGGTACGGAAGCTGGACAGAGGCGGTGGCCGAGGCCCGGCGCCACGGCGTGAAGCTGCGGCAGGCGGAGGGATACCGGGACGGCAACCCGGCGGAACAGTACGAGGCCATCGTGAACGACACCCGGGCCGTGGGCGGCGTGAAGGAGAGCGCTGCGGCGCTCTTCCGCTCGGCGGCACAGGAAGCGGGCGTGGCGGGCGCAGCCAGCATGGAGAGCACGGAATGGCTCGACGTGCTGATGAACGTACACGACACCATCAAGCCCAAGATGATGAGCCGGTTCGCGGACGCTGCCGAATACGAGGACGCCAAGGTGGAACTGGCGGGCCGGATGATCGGCGACATCATGAGCCACCCGGAGATGACCGACGCCGAGGCGGTCTTCGAGGGCATCTTAAAGCATAACCGGGAGGTGGCCGCAATGGCCGCCGGAAGCGAGGAACGTGCGGCTGAGGTGACGAAGGGGCTGAAGAGCGTGCAGCAGGCCCAGCGGAAGGCTTTTGCCGACCGGATGCGGGAAAACAGCCGCAGCCAGAGCGCCGAGGTCAAGAGCGTGAGCCGGGCAGAACGACAGCTCAACGAGAATCTGGAAACGCTGGGCGCACAGGTGAGCACAGCAGCGGGTCTCGACGAGAAGATGACTGCTCTGCGGGAGGCCTACGAGCGAGAATGGAAGGCCGAAAAGAACCGGATGAAGCAGGCCCGGCAGGAGATGCTGGACGAGATAAAGCTGGAGCGCCGACAGCTGCGCTCCCAGATCGACGATCTGGCCCGGCAGGTGGCCGGAGAGCAGCGGAGAGCCGACCGGGCAGAGCATCAGCTGCTGATACAGGAAAACGAGATCATGGAGTGGGAAGCCGAGAACCAGCGCAAGGCCGAAGCGTGGCAGGAAAAACAGGCTCAGAGGAATGCGATCGCCATTGAAACGGCCCGGCAGCAGCGGGACGAAGACGTGGCCGTGGCCAAGGCACTGGCCGAAAAGCGGGTGCAGAAAGCCCGGGAAGGACGGAAGGCGGACGAACTGAAACGGAGCATCCGGAACAATGCCGCCCAGCTCAACCAGATGGTGCTGCGGCCAAAGCCCGGGAAATATGTACAGAAGAGTCTCATCGTGCAGGCCGCTGAGGTGGCGAAGCTGGCGGACATGACGGTGCTGAACAACAACGCCGTGGCCAAGCTGACCGCCCTGCAGGACAGCATCCGGCGCAGCGGAGAGATGGACGCCGGCATCCACGCCGACTGGGAGAACAGCGGCGTGGAAAACCTCATCCAGATGCTGCGGGACGACATGAACGCCAGCAAGCAGGCAAAACTGGACCGGCTGAACAAGCAGCTGGAAGAAGCCAAGGCTCTGCCGGACGGCGACAAGGTCGAACAGCTGCGGGAACGGCTGCGCCAGCGAATCCGGGAGACGGAGAACCGCACCTATCTGCCCATGACGGTGGACCAGCTGCGGATGCTGAAGGCCATCACGGCCAGCACCCTGCACATGATCCGGACGGAAAATAAGACCCTGAGCCTTGCGAGGGCAGAAGAGGTGGACAGCATGGCCATGAAGGCCGCCCACGAGGTGCTGAACTCGGAGGGCAACGGTTTCGGGGAGAAATTTGAGAAGGCGAAGGGCGCGATGAACCGCTACCAGCTGGACATGCTGGGCGGCACGAGAATGTTCCGACGCCTGGGCGGCTACACCAAAAACGGCCAGATGGAGAAGCTGGGACAGATGCTGAACGACGGCCAGCGGCGGCAGACGGAGATCCTGGTAGAAGGCGAAAGCCTGTTTGCCAACGTGACCGGCAAGGAACACCTGAAAGAGGTGGAGGCTTTTGCCGGGCCGGGGGCGGAGCTGGTGGACATCGGCCTGAAGGACAGCAAGGGCAATGCCGTGCCGCTGAACCACGCACAGCTGTGCAGCCTGTATATGCTGCTGCGCAACGAGGACAGCCGCCACCACCTGATGACCGGCGGCCTGACCCTGCCGGACGCCGCCCAGTACGCCAAGGGCAACATCGAGAGAGCCTACCAGCGCAGCCAGACCGTGATGCTGGGAACGCTGGTGGGCGCTGACGGCGTCCCCATGGCCGACACCATTTTGCAGACGGTACAGGACGCCATGACAGACTATGACCGGGCATGGTGCGAGGACATGAAGGACTTTTTCGGGCAGTACACCACGAACCTCATCAACGAGACCAGCATGAAGCTGCTGGGCTACGACCGGGCCACCGTGAAGAACTACTACCCCATCGCGGTAGACCGGAGCACGCTGGCGACAGAGATCGAGGGCGTGAAGATGGATGCCACCATCGAGGGACGGGGCTTTTTGAAGGAGCGTGTGAAGAGCGACAAGCCCATTTTGCTGGAAGAGTGCCAGAACGTGGTGAACCGGAGCCTGCGGGACACGGCGGCCTATGCGGGCCTTGCAGCCCCCATCCGGGACGTGCAGCGGGTGCTGAACAGCACCGTGGAGACGGCGGAGGGAATCGGTGTACTGAAGGACAAGATCATCGGCGAGAAGTGGGGCAGGGAGACAGTAAGCTACATCAACGACCTGTTGACCGACCTGCAGACCAGGCAGCGGCACCGCAGCAGCACCATGAGCCGGGCGCTGGACCGGATGCGGGGCAACTACGCCGGGGCCATCCTGACCGTGAACCCGGGCGTGGCCATCGCGCAGGCAGCCAGTCTGCCCACGGCGGGCGCTGTGCTGGGAGCGGACACCATGGCGGCGGTGCTGCCCTTCGTAAAGAATTTCTCGGGCAAGCAGCGGGCTGCGGTGGAAGCGGAGATCCGCCAGCACGGCGACGCCCTGCTGCAATACCGCCTGCGGGGAACGAAGCGGGGCGAGATGAGCTCCATCGGCGCGCACAAAAACCTTGTGGCGAAGGCCTCGGAGGCCATGCCTGCCGTGACCGGCTGGATCACCGGCATGGACGAGATCACGGTGGCCGCGCTGTGGGAGGGCGCGAAGCGGTATGTGGAGCGCCACGCAGCGGAGTTCGGCGAGGACGCTGCGGAGAAGGGCAGCGAAGCCTACTGGGAAGCTGTAAACAAGATGTACCAGCGGGTCATCGAGGAGACCCAGCCCAACTACACTACCATGCAGCGGGCGGGCATCCAGCGCAGCGACAACGAGTTTGTGAAGACGCTGACCATGTTTACCACCCAGCGCTTCCAGAACTACGGCATCCTGGCCGACGCAGTAGGCGACTACAAGGCCCAGAAGGCGCGGTACGCTGCCGACCAGAGCGCCGAGAACAAGGCCGAGGTACAGCGGGCCGGGCAGAGCCTGCGCCGGGCGGCGGCAAGCCAGGTGGTGCAGACGGCGGTATTTGCCCTGATGAAGATCGGCGCGGACTTCTTGCTCCACCGGTGGGACAAGGAGCAGGACGAGAACGGCGACATCACGGCGGCCAGCGTGGGCAAGCGGTTTTTCGACCTGTACACCGAAAGCGCAGCCGGAAACTTTTTGTACGGAGCGGAGATCTACAGCGTTATCTCGAACGCTGCAAGCGGCGCGGACTACGACGTGGTAAGCGCCACCAACATCAGCGCGGTGAACGATCTGTTTGCCGCCTTTACCAAGACCGCCAAGCTGCTGCGGACGGACACTGGCGAGATGAGCGAGGAAGAGCTGGCGGCGCACCACCAGAAGCTGAACAAGGCGGTGCTGAAGGACATCCAGTGCGGCCTTGAGCTGTACGGCGTCCCGGCGGCGAACATCCGGAAGGTGATGCAGGCGTTTGAAGGCTACTGGGAGGATGCACAGGCCATCGGCAGCGGCGAAGGGTTTAGCTTTAGCTCTGCACCCTCTTCGGCCACCGGGCAGTACGACCGGCTGTACAACGCCATCCAGAGCGGGGACAGCGAGGAGGCTGCTGCGGCGATGAAGAAGCTGGAACAGATGAACAAGACGGACAAGGTGGACAGCGAGCTGGCAAGGCGGCTGAAGCAGTACGACGCCGACGTGCTGGCGGCGGCCGAGGCCCGGAACGCCGGGAAGGCCCGGGTCGAGGAAAAGGCCCGAAAGGCCGTATTTGAGAAGCTGCGGGAGGGGCTGGACGTCGCCCCCGCGACAGACAGGGCCAAGGGCAAGGCAGATGCAGTCCGGCGGGCGCAGCTCATCGACCTTGTGAACAAGGCGGTGGACGGCAAGGCGGACGAGCTGCTGGCGGGCAGCAAGGACGGCAGCGTATACGACGCGCTGCTGGACGAAGTGGAAAATGGCCGGGCGAAGGACGTGCAGGCCGAAATAAACCGGCTGCTGACCGCAGGCAAGGACAAGGGCAGCATCAAGAGCAAAATAACCGAAGCCGTGAAGGAAGAGTATCTGGCGGGCAGCGACGGCGACCGGGAGAGGCTGGAAAAGAAGCTGCTGGCCCTCGAGGACGCAGAGGGAAGCCCGCTGTACGAGGAAAAGAACTTTGTGCAGTGGGTGAAGGATGCGGACAAGAAGGCGGAGAAGGCGAAGGACGAGAGAAATTGGTGGGAGGAGGTGAAATAAAAACGGCTTGATATTCCGGCACAGTTGGCGTATACTGATAGTAAGAAAGTTGGAAAATCCAACAATGCAAAGGAGCTGACAGATATGCTGACAGAGCTGAGGACCAAGTCTCAGATCACCATCCCGAAAGACATCGTGGCACGGCTGGGCCTGCACGAGGGCGACAAGCTGGAAATCGTGGAAAAGGATGGAACCATCCAGATCATGCCGGTGGCCGTGTACCCGAAAAAGTATCTGGACGAGCTGCGCAGCGAGATCAACGAAACAAAGGCGAAGATCGCAGCCGGTGAACAGCCGGTCTTTGATACCGTTGACGAGCTGTTTGAGATGCTGGATGGAGTGAGCTGATGGCATACAAAATCACATTTACCAAGCGGTTCGTCAAGAACGTGAAACGGCTGTCGGCAGCAGAACGGACACAGCTGAAAAAGAAGCTGGAACTGCTGATGCAAGATCCGCTATACCCGTCACTGCGAACAAAGCGGATACAGGGAACAACAGATTTGTTTGAGTTCAGTGTCAATATGGATGTTCGGGTCATATGGCAATACGACGGAGACACCATCATACTGCTGCTGGACATCGGACACCACGATATTCTGAATCAGTTTTAAGAAAAGAACGAGCACTCTGGCTGCGAGCCGGGGTGCTCGTTCTTTTTGTATGTCCGCTTTGGGAAAGTCCGCAGTAGTTTTGAATCAGGGGGCGTGGTAGGCTGGAGAAGAAGAGGTCTTTAGAAACGGCAGCGGACCGGAAGAAAACCTCTCAGCTTTGCAGTCCGCCTGACGGCGGCGCTGCAAAGCAGCTCCCCTGGCGAGGGGAGCCTTTCTCAAAGGAAGGAGCCTCAGAGTGAAAGTAAGGATCATCAAAGACCGATTCGGCGGGATGGGCTGGCGGGCCGAGCCGGGGGTGCTGCACCTGGGCGGCGTAGGAACGGCGGGCGTGGCCAGCCTGAGTTTTGCGCTGCCGGAGGAGTGGGATGGGATGGCCGTGACCCTGCACATCGAGCAGGACGGCGGCACACTGCCCCAGCCGGTGCTGCTGGACGAGAGCCGGACGGTGACGGTAGACCGCCGCTTTACCACTGCCCGGCAGGGACTGTGGATGCTGCTGGCCCAGAGCGCGGACGGCTACACGGCCATGAGCTGTCCGGCGAAATACGACTGCTATGACACCATCGGGCTGTCGGGTACGGTGGAGGACATCGACCCAAGCGTATACGCCCAGTTTGTGGCGCTGGTGCAGCAGGCCGTGAACACGGCCATGAACGAGGGCGCGGCCGCAAAGGATGCGGCAAAGACGGCGCAGGCGGCGATGGACGCCGCCCAGAAAGGCGCTGCGGCCACCCAGAAGGAGCGGATGAGCGCCGAGGACGCCGAGAGCGCTGCGGCCCTTGCGGCTGCAAAGACACAGGCGGACATCACGGCTGCGGCCACCAGCGCGGCCAGAGCCCTGGGCGCGGCAAACGAGACACTGGACGCCTGCACCGCTGCCACCCAGGCAGCGAACCGGGCGGCGAACCTTGCCCCGAAAAAGGAGGAGCGCCGCCTGCTGATGCGTCTGCTGCGGGAAGCTGCCTACCAGACCAGGACCGCCGACACCCTGCTGGACCAGCTGAGCGGGGTATGGGCCGAGGTGCCGGTGGAGGCCGTGCGGCTGAACAGGGACAGCCTGACCTTGCACGTGGGCGACCGGGCGGCGCTGGGCGTCCGGATCAGCCCCGAGGACGCCACCGAGCAGACCGTGCTGTGGGAGAGCAGCGACGAGACCGTGGCCACGGTGGAGGACGGCGTCATCACGGCAAAGACCCCCGGCGGGACACGGATCACGGCCCGGGCAGACGGGTGCAGCGCAGAGTGCGCCGTGCTGGTGAAGCCGGCAGTGGAGCGGGTGAGCCTGAGCACCGACGCCCTGGCCCTGACGGCGGGTGAGACGGCGGTGCTGGACGCAGCCGCCGACCCGGAGGGCGACGTGGCGTGGCTGAGCAGCGACAAGACCGTGGCCGAGGTGAGCAACGGCACCGTGACGGCCAAAAAGCCGGGCGCTGCGGCCATCCTCGCGGTCAGCGGCGGGAAATACGCCTGCTGTGCCGTCCGGGTGCAGGAGGCCGAGGTGCCGGTGGAGACCGTGACCCTGAGTCAGACCGCCCTGACACTGAAGCCGGGGGAGGCTGCGGCCCTGACGGCCACAGTCAGCCCGGAGACCGCTGATCAGGCTGTGGTATGGTACAGCGCCGACCCGGAGACCGCCAGTGTGACCGGGGGCGAGGTGGTGGCCATCTGCGCCGGAACAACGGAGATCGCGGCCATTGCGGGCGGCGTGAAGGCGGCGTGCAGCGTAACGGTGGCCGAGGACGGCCTGAAAGCCGCCAGCCTGATGCTGAGCGCCGGGACGCTGGAGCTGACGGAGGGCAAGACCGCGACCCTGACGGCCACGGTGCTGCCCACCAGCATCCCCCAGAGCAGCATCGTATGGACCAGCTCCAACGAAGAGGCTGCCGTGGTGGACGGCGGCGTGGTGACGGCCCGCGCCGCCGGTGCGGCCATCATCCGGGCCAGCGTGGGCGGCAAGACGGCCAGCTGCACCGTGACCGTAAAGGCGGCGAGGGTGCCGGTGAGCAGCGTGACGCTGGACCGCAGCACCCTTGAGCTGAGCGTGGACGGCACGGCCCGGCTGACGGCCACCGTGCGGCCCGAGAATGCCGACGACCGCACCGTGGTGTGGCAGAGCAGCCGGGAGGACGTGGCCACCGTGAGCGGCGGCATCGTGCGGGGCGTGGCCGAGGGCAGCGCGCTCATCAGCGCCACGGCAGGCGGCGTAAAGGCCGAATGCAGCGTGACCGTGAGCCAGGCACTGGTGTGGTGCAGCGTGGTGAACCGGATGAGCCATGTGACCACCGACCAGACCGCCGTCGTGGTGGCCAAGGGCCGGGCCTACAAAGCCGCCCTGACCGCCGAGAGCGGGTACACCCTGACCGAGGTGAGCGTGAAGATGGGCAGCGAGGACATTACGAAAACGGCGTGGAATGCCGAAGAGGGCTGCGTGAACATCGAGGCCGTGACCGGAAACATCGTCATCACGGCAAAAGCGGAGGTAAAAGAATGAGTGAACCTATCTACAACAGCGCCGGTGAGGTGCTGTACCCGGGGCTGGCAGGCGACGGGGCCGGATACCGGGGAAGCCGGCTCGTGACCCTGACGCCGGAAGGCTGGGAGAAGGCAAAGGGAGCTTGGCCCCTGATGCAGGACGCACCGGTGCCGGAAGCAAAGACCGGCTATGTGGCGCTCGGCTCCTACCCGGACAGCTACGGCACGGCGGCGCAGGAGGCGGGATGCCCGGCCTACTGCGAGGCGCAGGACGGCTTTGTCCGCTTTTACGCCAGGGCGAAGCCCTCCGGAGACATCCGGGTGCAGGTAACGCTGCTGGGCGAAGCGGGCGGCGCTGCGGTGGCCGGACCGGTGGCGGGGAGCGGCGTGAGGGTGGACCCAACCCTCACCCTCTCCGGCGCGGCGGCGGACGCTGCGGCCACCGGCGTGCGTATCAAAATGCTGGAGATGCAATTCGGCTCTGGCATTGATGGTTCTAGTTTCGTTACTGCCTTTGACACGCTCGACGGCGTAGAGCTGACGGGTGTGTGGAACAAGGCGGCGAGCCGCATTGATTTTTAAGGGAAGGAGGATTTGAATGCAGATCAAAGATTTAGCCATTGGTGACGGCTTTGTCCACCTGATGGAAGGCGGCACCAAAGTCAAGTTTTACGTGCTGGCCCACAACTACGAGAGCGGCCTGAACGGCAAGGGACGGACGCTGTTTTGCCGGGAGAGCCCGGCGACGAGCGGGACACATACTACGTCCGAGAAGAATACTTACACGCCCGATAGCAATAATGAGGCCACTTGGTATAAAAGAACCTATGTGAATAAGTTTTCAGACGAAGTGCGGGGCTTGATTGGCACGACAAAATATTCCGGTCAATATGCTAGTATATCTGTTTTACCTAATGGCACGCCGACTGGAACAGTACTTCACCGTGGCACATACGAGTCGAGCTTTTTCCCTGTTTCGGCAACGGAAGTCGGGGTCTCAGGCTTCTCCGACGGTTCTGCGCTTTCCTCAGCTGCAATCAGCAGAATCAGCAGTATTCGAACCCGCTACGGAAGCGGCATCTGGACGAGAAGTCCATCTAAGACCCTTACGTATCCTAGTTCGATGGATTGGTCAACTATTTATGGCTATGCCAACGGAAAATACATAGCTTCCGCAAGCGGCTCTAGTCTTTCGACTGCCGAAGGCACTTACGGCGCTTCTTACGGCTACCTCCCCTGCTTCACCCTGCCGGAAACGCTGTACATCGACAAGGACGGCTTCGCCTCGGCAAACCAGCCGCCGGAAATCGCTTCCGATGTGGGTGAGAGCGGCGTGGCACTGGGCGAGAAAAACGAGCCGTTTGCACTGCCCTTCACCGTGACCGACGGCGACGGAGACCCCATGACCATCACCGAAAAGGTGAACGGCGTGGCGCTGGCCGTCTGCGAGAATGTGGCCTCCGGCACCGAACTCACGGTACAGTGCCTGAGCGAGAAAGCCCTGTTCCAGCAGATCCTCAACGGGGAGAACACATTGGTTCTGAAAGCGGACGACAGCAAGACCTCGACAGACTGGACCGCTACCTTTACCAAAAATGTGACAAGCGCTGTCCTCTCGCTGGCCCAGCCCCTGACGGCGGACGACACCATCACCGTGGCGGCGCTGACGCTCGAAGGCAGTTTCCCGGCAGATATGAGCCTGACCGTGGAGATGACCAATAACGCACGGGACGATGCTCCCGTGTGGGAGAACTGCACCGACATCCAGCGCGGCGAGAGCCGGGCCTTTGCACACCACGCCTTTACCAACAAGACCGCCGCCAAGGGAGCGGCCTTTAACTACAAGGTGACGATCACCCGGGGAGCTTCCGGCGTCGGCGGCAATATCACCATGATCGGAGGTGTTATCGGATGAGTCTGCACAAAACAGAAAAGAGCCTGAAAGAGCTCCACCGGAAGCTGGAAGAGGAGCAGAAGCTCAGGGAGCTGCCCGGCCTCGTGGCGGAAATCGAGGACGCCATGTGTGAGCAGGATACAACATCAGAGAAGCGGCTGGCGGCTATCGAGGACTCGCTGTGCGAGCTGGATGCCGCCGTCAACAAGTAAGGAGGATTTCAAAATGGATAAAATCTGGGCGAACCGGCTCATCGCCGGTACAAAGACGTGGGCAGAGATGCCCGCACGCCGCCATACCGGAGTCAAAGCGGAGCTGGCAAAGCGGGTGGCCGACGGCGAGATCACTGCAGAGCGGTACAAGGAGATCACGGGGGAGGACTACGATGGGTAAGCTGCTGGAGCTGCTGGAAAAGCTGGTGCGGGCCATCTTTGGCCCGGGGGACGAGCGGGACACGGGCGGGCCTGAGCCTGCACCCCAAGCCCCCAAGGCAGAGGCTGTCGTCGGCTGGGAGGGCGACCCGCCCTACCGGTACATCGACGTGAGCCGGTATCAGGGCCTTATCGACTGGGCGCAGGTGGCAGCGGCGGGCTACAAGGGAGCAATGCTCAGGGCGGTGAGCACCAACCGCAAGCTCTCCAAGCGGGCAGACGGCCTGTATATCGACCCCACCTTTGAGTCCAACTACCGCAACGCCAAAGCTGCCGGTCTGGACGTGGGCGTCTACTACTACACCAATGCCACCAGTGAGGCGATGGCCGACGCAGAGCTTGCCCTGCTGCGGCAGGCGCTGCGGGGCAAGGAACTGACCCTGCCGGTGGCGGTGGACGTGGAGGAAAACAAGCTCAAGCCCATGAGCACCCTCGACCTCACCAACCTCACCGCCTACGCGCTGGAAAAGGTGGAGAAAATGGGCTTTTACGCCCAGCTGTACACCTACACCGGTTACAAGTACGAGCTGGACATGGCTCGGCTGTCCTCTCGGTGGGACGTCTGGCTTGCCGACTACACCGGCAAGACGCCCAACGTGACGTTTAACTACAACGCCCACCAACACACCAGCAAGGGCAGCGTGCCGGGCATCTCCGGCAACGTAGACCTCAACGTCACTACCCTCAACTATCCGAAAATCATCCGCAAGAAGGGCCTGACCCGTCTCCGGGAGGGCAAATGACCGAAAAAGAAGCTTTGCTGTGGGTGCTGGGCATCCTGGGCAGCCTGTGTGCTGCAGCCATCACCATCGACAAGGTGCTGGAAATCATCCACAAGTACATCAAAAAGGCACAGGAGCCGGACAACGCGCAGAACAAGCGTCTGGATGAGCTGGACAAGCGCATCGGCGCCTTGGAGCAGGGCCAGCTCCAACACACACAAGCCCTTGCCCGCGATCTGCGCCGCTTCGACGAAATCGACGAGGTGAGCCGTCTGACCCTCGACGGGGTGCGCAATCTGCTGGACGCCCAGCTCTCCGGCAACAACCGCGAGGGAATGCAGAAGAGCCGCACCGACATCGACAACTATCTGTTAAAAGGAGTGACCAATCATGGTAGCACTGGCAACTAAGCTTTTTGACCTTATCCCTGCCCCGGTGGCGGCAGTTCTCATGCTGGGCGGCTTTATCTTTTACGCCCTGGGCTGCATTCGGCTGGGCTACGGCGCAGCGGTAAAGCCGCTGGTGCTGGATCTCATCGAGCGGGCAGAGCAGGAGATCCAGGGGACAAAGCGCGGCGCAGAGCGCAAGGCGTGGGTCGTCAAGATGCTCCGGGCCGCCCTGAGTACCAGCAAATACGGCAGGCTTATCAGCTGGGCCATCACCGATGAGACCATCGGTGCGGTCATCCAGTTTTTCTTTGACCGGGCAAAGGCGGCGCTGCAAAAGCAGTAAGGAGGCATAATACATGGACTTGAGAAGCACTGTCGAAATGATGCTCAGAAAGGACATCCCATGAACGCACATATCACCACTCCCCGCACCGTATCCGCCGCCACCCTGGCCCGCACCGCCGTGCTGGCTCTGGCCCTCATCAACCAGATTCTGAGCGCCGCAGGCAAGCCCGTGCTGCCCATCGAGAGCGCCCAGCTCGAACAGCTCATCTCCACCGGCTTCACCACCGTGTCTGCGCTGGTCAACTGGTGGTTCAATAACAGCTTTACCAAGGAGGCCATTCAGGCCGACGCTGAGTTTGAGCGGCTGCGGAAGAGTGTGAAGTGAGGCGGACGGGCGGCAAGCGACCGGTAAATACGCAAAAACTGCGCCACCTTCCGCGCAAGGGAGGTGGCGCAAGAGGTGGCGCAGGTGGTTTCTGTTTTAACGAAGATATGTTATAAAATCGGAAATATTGACAGCCTCGTAATGAGCAGGTCGTCCGTTCGAATCGGATCAGTAGCTCCAAAAATCCTACAAATCAACGTCAAAATTTGACTGATTTGTAGGATTTTTTCTTATTTGCTCTAAGCCGGGCGAAGAAAACTGCAACAAAAACCGCAACATTGGGTGGCTCAAAATCGAAAATGGAGACTTTTTGGCAAAATTTTCAATGAATTAAGTAATAGATAATTGTTGTGAAATCGATTTGAGAAAAAGGACAGAACGGTGGATGTATGAACTTTCCAGAAGAACAGCTGGGTCGTGTTGGACAAAAATTCTCGGATATAGGGCGAAAAATCGAACATATCAAGACACTTGACTTGGTCAGCTGCGTCGCAGAGGTTGAACAGCTCTGCGGTGAGATTCAAGCCGCAACGGAAGAAATGAGGCATATACTTGCGCAGATGAAGTTCTAACAAACAAAAAAATCCCCCTCTGCACATAGAGTGCAAAGGGGGAGAAACTTCGACTTATGAGCCGATAAGCCAATCACTTTCAGGCTTAGCGATGAGACGAGCGTTGTTGTAAGCCATATCCAGCGTCAAACAGGTGTGCCCTGTGTAAACACCATTACGCGCACCAACTGCGAGCGATAAGTCAACCTTTTTAGGATCGCCCAAGCTAATAGGGAGCAAGAACTGAATGCGTCCGTGATAATACTGAGGCACAGCCGCCTTATAGTTTTCTTTTACGCGAATTTTTGCGTAATCCAATGCGGCCCGGAACAACATGGGGAGATTGCTCATATCCCTATACTGTTCTGGAATACGCTTGCGATTCCTTTCGTCTTCTAAAATGTGGTCGATATTGATACGCATTTCGAGACGGGTGTCAAACATCAAATCCGAAATGCTGTCAAAATAGCTTGCCCGTTCCGGCAAGGGGGAAATCTGACTAAGCTCTGCTGCGGATTCCTTATAAAATCCTCTGAGCTTCCATTTCGCCCGACGTTCAGTGTCGTTTCTGTCAAACAGAACAAAGATTGGTTCAAAGTTCGGTGTGAATAGACCTGTATTGAAGCACATCTCCGTGTCCGTTTCGTATATGTAATTGCGCTCGGGGTTAGCTTTTTGCTGCGCCCGGAGACGATTGAACGTATGGTAGACGTAATTTTCTAAGATGATGTTTTTCCGCGTACCGGGTGTTTCAGCGTAGCTCCAACGTTCCGGACGCGCCATATCGGCCAATTCCTGAACGGAGCTGCTGAAATTTCCAAGATACGCATATTTTCTGAGAGTGGGGACTGAATAATTAGTCATAAAAGGCTCCTTCCTATAAGGAATACGCCATTTTTATTCCCTGAAAGCTTGACATTTAATGAAACCTCTAGTATAATGTCAACAGGAAACGTTGTAGGCCGCTATTCCGCTAATGTTTTAATGCTTACAGTAAATAGGCTAATGCCAGATACAGAGAGACACCGCAACGTGCAAATTGGAACGGTGTCTTTCTCTTTTTAGAGGCTTCAACAAGAATTATACCATATCTTCTTGTTTTTTACAACCCCTAACAAAAAATCCCCCTGCACCAGCCCTTTACGGGTCATGGTACAGGGGGATTATCATTTTACGCTGACTTTGCGCTGACTCAGCCCAGATTCAGCGTATTCTGGGCAGCGGCCTGCTTGGCGGCGACGTGATTGGCGTCGATCTGGGCCTCAATACGGTTTTTGAGGTACTGGGTCGTATTGCCGAAGTTGCTATTGATGTAGTCCTGCGCGTCGCTGCTCATGCTTTTCAGCGCGGCGGACACGGCCTTCATAAGTGCTTCCTTCTGTTCGGCCTCCTTGAAGGTCCCGGCGGTCTTCAAATCGTTGACGTAGGTCTGGTTCATTGCGGCCACGGCATCGGACACCGCACTTCCAATTTCCCGGACGAGGCGCTGCACCTTGATGTCGTTGGTCTTTGCCGCGATGAACTCGATGAACACAGCAATGCCTTTCTAGATGCAGGCGGTCACGATGGGGACGCAGACCAGCAGGGCGACGTACAGCAGACTTCTCGTAAACTCATTCATGTTCGGTTGCTCCTTTCATTCAGTGGACCTGATTCTTCAGGCTGTTCATCCGCTTGTCGCCTTCGATGGCGGCAGCGGTGAAGCTGTTGTTCTTCCACCATGCGGCCAGCGCAGCACCGACGGTGAAGCCGGTGGAGATCATCTGCTCGAGCTGAGCGTTGTCGATGGGCAGCAAAGGCTTGCCCGCTGCGCTGAGCAGCTGATTTGCAAGGGCGAGGCCCAGCGCTGCGGTACGGATCAGAGTGCCAGCGGAGATCTTCTTTTTCATGTCAGTCCTTGCCTTTCTCGGGCGTCTCGGCCCGCTGCTTGAGGATGTCGATGGCCTTGGTGATGGCTGCGGGAATGGGCAGACCCATCAGGCCGGCATTTTCGACGATGGAGATGGCCTCGTTGGCCGAAAAGCCGATGATCGCCGCGTCGCGGACGAAGCTGCCGCCGATGACAGCATCAAGCTGGCAGGCCACCAGAACAATGAGCAGAGTCTCACCTTTGCGGATGAGGCCCTTCCAGCCAGCCTTGCTTTCCAGCGCGCCGGTCTTGGTCTTGGGGCTGGCGTGGAACACGCCCGCCACCACCAGACCGGTGATGTAGTCGATGGCCATAAAGATGACCAGCGTCTGCAAGGCGGTGTCCCAGCCACCGAACAAGGCGGCAATGGCCCCGCCGATGAGGCCGATGACGGTGCAAATGGTATCCTTCATTTTCTTCACTCCTTTACATACTCCACCGGCTCTTATTCGCCCGGGTATCGATATGCACCCAGCCGGTGCTGCGCTTGGGATGCTTTGCGTCCTTCGGATACCGCCCGATGCCGCCCCGTCCGGGCAGCAGGGTCTCGGCGTAGGCGGCCACAGTGGCCACGTCCACGCCCTCAACGTAGAAGTCCGCCGCCCGGCCCAGCAGGTGCTGGCTGGACTTGCTGCCGCCCACGGCGGCGTTGTGGGCGGCGGTGCGGTAGCCGCTGGTGATATGCACCGGCTTTCCGAAGTGCTCCCGGATGCACTGGAGCAGCACCACAAGCTCGTCGTCGAGGAGCACGACATTGCTGCCCTTGCAGGCAAACTCCCGCACCTTGAAGCTGGGCGAGAGCTGCCGGGTGGAGTCCCGGGACATGGAATATTCTTTGATAGCGATAGAGAACACGACCTTTCTTTTGAGCAGCCCCCACCTGGGGCTGCTTTTTGTTTTGTCAGTAGTAGTGGTAGCCTGTGAGTTGGTATGTACCGCCGCTACTGATATTGACGCTACAGGACCATGAGAGCGTAAGAACTCCTTCGTCAGAAAACTTTGCGGTATTATTAACAGCAACATAGCCGCTAGGAGAGTACTTATAATACGCACTGCTCGTCCATTGTGCGGAGCCGCCACGGGCTACTTTAACAGGGGAGTTGCCAACTGAAATCGTGATATAGTCCACGTCATCAGGAACATTGGTAGTAGACGATGCATTGACGTTAGCGGACCATACCAGCTTACCATCCGGGTATGCTTTCTTGTTTGCTAGCCGCTCGATTTCCGCCCGGGTAAACGGGATAATACTAACTGTGCCGGTTAAATCCTCCAACTCCCCCGGGATAAAGGTGGATATACTTACGCTTCCCAGCGCCATACTCACGCCTCCTCTGCTGCGTCTGCCGCGTCTGCCGCGTCTGCGGCCTCGGGGGTGGTGTCGTCCGGCTCGGCGAGGCCCCACTCCGCCCGCAGGGCAGCGAGAGCGGCGTCCCTGTCGAGGGCCGGGGTCGCCGCGCGGCAGAGTCAGGCAGAGCTTGCCGTCCCGGATGCTGGCCGCCGGGGCGTCGCCGGTGGTCACGCTGCCGATGCCCTCCACGGCTGCGGCGCAGGCGGCGGCGATGCCGTCCTCCATCCGGTTGAGCACGTCGGGCAGGCTGACTTTCATGCCGGTGACGAAATGCTGTTTCACATACTTCATTTTTCGTTTGCCTCCGTTACAAAGTCGTGTCTTCGAGGACGGTGTCGCCCAGGGTGTCCGCTCCGGTGTCAGCGGTCGAGGCCGAGGGTCCCAGCAGCTCCACCTGCATCTGGATGCCGCCCTCCGGGACGTTCTCGGCCCAAAACGTGATGCTGCCGTCCTTGGTCTCGCAGACGCCTGCAAGCCCCGCCGCCACCGCCACGGTGAAGGTCTCCGGGGTGGGTACGGCGGAGGGGACGTTTGCCTCTCTCGCCGCCCGCAGCTGGGCCGTCTGCTTGTAGGCGTAGCCGGGTACGTCGGTGCATTCGGCCCAGCCGTCCGCCGTCAGGGTCACCGGCCAGATGCCCAGATAGCCGCCGGTGTAACTGGCCAGCAGCTTGTCGCAAAGCTTGGCGGTCTCTTTGGCCTTGGCCAGTGCCTGTGCGCCCAGCGCCTCCATGGGCAGCCCGGTCACTCCGTCCCGCATGAGGCCGCAGAGGGCTTCGTCGGTGCGGGTGTCGGTGAGGGATGCGGCAGTGATCTCTGCACTGCCGGCCGGAACGGAGATCTCACACAGACACAGCTCATAGATGAAGTGCGTCCGGATCAGCTCCGGGGCAGTGGGCTCGGCCTCCGGAGTGCCGGGCTTGAGCTTCAGAGCCGTCAGATTGGCATTGGCATCAAACTGGAGCACTACCCGGTCGATGCGGGGCAGCATATCGTCTGCGTCGGGTACCGTCAGCGTGCCGCGCTCCCGGGCGCAGACAGAGATGCCCTTGAAGTCGTCGTAGTTGATCCACGCGAGACCGGGGGAGACGGTGATCTCCCGGGGGCCACTGACGGTCACAGCAAAGTTTGAATCGCGAGAGTAGACGCCGGAGGTGCGGGTGCATAGATAAGCGGCCACATCTTCGGCACTGTAAGTCACCCCGTCGAGGGGGTATGTCACAAGCTTCATGTTCTTCTCCTGATGATAGGTGTTCCGATCTCGGTAGAGACGCTGTTCTCGCCCTTCTGGGATGTCAGGGTGATGGACGTGATGCGGGCGGCGGCCTGAATGTCGGTACCCGGCAGGCTCGCGGCGACGACTTTGCCCACCGTGACCTCATCCGTAGGGGTAAAGCGGAAATTCTCAAGCCGAGTGTGCTTGGCCAGCTCCTGCGTTCCGAGGGCTTTCAGGCTTTCGAGGTAGTCGCTCTGGGTCTGGCTGCTGCTTCTGGTGCGGCTGGCGGCATCCACCACCAGCTCACGCCGGGCAATTCCTGCTGCACTCTCTGCGCCCACCGTGACGGTGGCGTCGCCGCCTACCACGATCACCACATTCTTATAATCGGCCGTGCTCTCGGTGTAGGTCAGATCGGTAAGGTTGCCGTACTGGGGCGCATAGCGGGCGTTCCGGTCCAGCAGAGGGCGGTACAGCTCGAACAGCAGCTTTTTCTCTGCCGGGTCGAACCGGAGCCGGAAGCCGATGTCCAGTTCCTGACATACCTGCTCGGCCACATCCAGCAGACTGCCGGGTGCGGCCTCACCGGTGTAGGTGTCGGTGATCTCGGCCAGGTCGCCGAGCTCGACGCCGGGCCACGGCTCCATGGCCGTGACCAGCTGGCGGAGCGTCGTCTCTGCCGAAAAATTCTTCAGGGTCTGGAGGCTGCTGCGCTCGTCGAGGATGTAGGCTGCGTCGCGGGCAGAGACCACAAGGCGGTGGTCGGAGGTCTGGGCGGAGCATATCCGCATGAGGTGCTCGCTGCCGGCCAGCCAGAGATACCGGTCGGGGCGGCAGAGGGCCTGCAGGCTGGTAGATTCATGAAGCTCCAGCTGCGCCCCCTGCACGTTCTTGTAGGTGTTGTACCGCTCCGGCCAGACCAGCGACACCCAGCTCTCGATTCGCCCCAGAAGCTTCAGCTCGGGGCCATAGACAAAGATCGTCTTTGTACCGCTGGCAGTCAGGGCAGATGCTTTTTCGCCGCTCATGAGTTTTCCTCCACTACAAGAGATGCATACGCTGCGCTGAAACTCAGGGTCAGATAGAGCGCCGTCATGCCGCTGTCGGCAGTGCGTATCCATGCCCGTGTGCCGTGACGCAGCGTCCAGAGGGTGCTGCTCTCATCCAACAGCTCGAAGGCATTGAAGGTCTCGCCGTCGATGATCTGCTCGATGCGCAGCCGCCCGTCCTCCCGCCAGAGCCGAATGACGTCGCCGTCCTGCATCTCGGTGAGAAAACGAAGATACTCTCCGGTAGCAAGATCCCGCACGCCGGGGTTTCGTACGACGCCCTGCGCAGTCAGCGTCAGCACAAAATCCTGCGTGTCCGGGCCGGGGTTGCTGAGCTTGAGAAAATCCGACTGGATGCGCAGGCCGAACTGGTGGGTGCTATAGCAGACGGGCAGCCGGAACGCAGGCTGCGTATAGAACAGCGAAATGCTGGTCTCGGAAACACTGCGCCAGTAGGGATTCGGGCAGTAAAGCTGAAAGCTGAAGGTGGGCCAGAGGTTTGCGGCACTGATGGCGGGGCAGCGCTGCACTTCGGCGTCGCAGTAGTATTTTCCGGCCACGGTCAGCCGCCCGGTGGCCCCGGGGGTGAAAATATCCCGCAGCTGACGCTTGAGATAGGCAGTATTCCGCAGGATGCGCCCGGTAATGGTGCGGGTCACGCCGGAGATGCTGCGGCTCTCCACGGTGGCACCCACCTGCTGGTAGCCCTGACTGGTCTCCAGCTCCACCGGCAGATCGCCGATGGGGTCGATGCTGTAGAGCACGCCTGCCTTGTAGCCGAAGCTGAAGCTCTGGCCGCTGCTGGCGGTAAAGATGGCATCAAACACCGGCAAGCACCGCCCTTTCCTGTTCGTATCGTGCTTCGCGCATCAGGTCAGCCGCTGTCTGCGCTTTGGAGTAAATATACTGGTTGATCTCATACGAGGGCCGGGGCTTGCGCTCAGGCCGAGCGGTTTCTTTCTCGTAGTCCCACAGCGAGTAGCTGGGGGCGGTGACGGCGCTGCCGGAGCCGGAGCTGCTGTTGGGCGTCTTCACGGAAGATCTGCTGCTGCTCCCCAGCTTCATGGCAATGGCCGCGATGGCCACAGCCAGAGCGACGCCTGCAGCGATGACCATAGCACCCACAGGCAGGCCGATGCCGGTAGCCGAGATGGCCGCACCGATGGACTCCAGCATGGCGACAAAGGCAGAGCCGACCGTGGTGACGAGGGTACCCATCGCGGCGAAGATGGTGGGGAAGGCCGAGAGCAGGTTGCCCGAGAGGGCTGTGCTGATGGCCTTGGCCGCTGTGCCGAGGGGGCCTTTAAGAGCCGCGAAGGTGTCCTGCAGGGTGCCACTCAGCTGCCCGGCCAGAGAGGCAACGTCGCCAAAGCGGCCGGTAATGCCCTCGAAGAGCTGCTGTCCCAGAGAAGCCGCGCCCTGCGCCAGCCCCTGTGCGCCCTGTCCGAGAACGCCGTTCAGGCCGTCCACCAGCGAGAGGGCGTAGTCGGTGAGCTGCTGCTTCTGGTCGGCGGTCAGGCCCGAGTAGAGGGCGGATGCCGCCCACTTGCCGATGCCCACCCAGTCGCCGCTCTTCACGGCTTCCCACAGTGTGCCGAGGATGCCCTCGTTGGCGCGGTCTTTGAGGGTAGACCAGAGGCCGTCCAGTGTCTTGGCGGCGCTGTCCTTGATGCTCTCGGCCACCTGCTCGGTGCCGTCGGCGGCAATGGTCTTGACGGTCTCCACCGTGCGGAGCACCCCATCGATGACCTTGTCCTGCGTCTGGGTGATGACCTGCTGCTGTTCGGTGGTGCCGTCCGCGAGAGTTTTGGTCACGGTCTGGGTGGTGGTCTTGACCCCGTCCGCGAGGGCCGTGGTGGTGGCCGTCACGGTGTTCACCACGTCTCGCACGGTCTCCATGGTCTGGTTGACCGTCCGCTTGCCGTCCGCCGCGATGGTCTCGACGGTCTTGACGTCCTTGAGGACACCGTCCACCATCTCGCGGCTGGTGGAGGTGATGGTCTGCTTCTGCTGGGCGGTGCCGTTGGACAGCTCCTCGTTGATGGTCTGGATGGTGCGCTTGGTGTTCCCGACGACCTCATAGGCCGTGTCGCTGTAGGAGTTCACCACCGAGGCGGCAGTCTTTGCGGCAGAGCCGGCCTTTTGGGCGGCAGCAGCCGCAGCGTCGCCGGACTTGGTGTAGGCCGGGATGGTGTCCTCGACCTGCTTTGCGAGGTTCTGCATCCTGAATGCATTGGCCTCGGCCTTATCCACCACGTCGTCGCTGAGGGACCAGTCGGTGTCAGGCTGTGCAGCAGTCTTAGCGACCTGAATGCCTGCAGTGGCGATGGTCGCCGCCGTGCCGGTGCCGTTCAGGCCGCTGATAAAGCTCTGAATGAGATTCTTGCCCCACTGCACAGCCTGCCCGGGCAGGGATTTTATCCAGCTGATCGCGCCGGAGATGCCCTGCTGCATGGCCTGTGTCACAGACGACGCCATGCTTTTGATGCCGCTGGCCAGCCCCTTCAGGATGTTTGCCCCGAGATTCAGCCAGTTGAAGGCGGAGATCACCGAGACGATGGCCTCCACGATCTTGCCCATATTCTGGATGATGAGAGGGATGCTGTCGATAAGGCCTTTGCCCAGCTGCACCATGAGGCCGACCGCACCGGCTAAAATTTTCGGTGCATTGTCGTTGATGAGGCCCGCGATATTGATGACAATATCGGGAATGTAGGCGAAGAGCTGCGGCAGGCCCTCCACCAGCCCGTTTGCAAGGCTGAGGATGAGGTCGATGCCTGCCGAGACAAAATCACCGAAATTCGCCCGAAGCTCTTCGGTGAAGGAGAGGACGGCGGGCAGCGCCTGCGACAAAAAATCCGGGATGCCTGCGGCAAACCCGGATGTGAGATTCTGCAGCAGCTCCGTGCCGGTCTGAAGGATGGCCGGGGCCAGCGCAGCGATGGCCTCCGGGATGCCGCCGACCGCATTGACGACCAGCGGGAGAAGGTTGTCCACCAGATAGGTGCGGGCCGTCTCCACAAGGGCCTCCAACGAGGGCCGCAGGTCCTCACCCAGCGCCATCTGTCCCAGAACATTCTGGGCGGCGGCCTTCATGGAGGCAAAGGAGCCGGTCAGGGTGGTGGTGGCCTCCCTGGCCGTGGTGCCGGTGATGTCCAGCTCGGTCTGGATGACATGGATGGCGCTGTACATGTCGGCCAGATTGCCGAGATCATACTTCACGCCGGAGATCTTCTCGGCGTCCTTCAGCAGGCGCTGCATCTCAGCCTGCGTGCCGCCGTAGCCCAGCTTGAGGTTGTCTAGCATGGTATAGTTCTGCTTTGCAAAGCCCTGATAGGCGTTCTGGATGTCCTGCATCGAGGTACCCATCTTGTTTGCGTTGTCAGACATATCCACCATCGCCACGTTGGCCAGCTGCGCCGCCGCGTCGGTGTCCTGACTGACACTGGAAAGCAGGCTGGCCGCGAAGCTGGTTGTGGACTCCATGTAGTCGTTGGCCGAAAGTCCGGCGGTCTTGTAGGCCTGTGCGGCATAGGTCTTGACCTTGTCGGCGCTGTCCTTGAACAGCGTTTCGATGCCGCCGAGGCTCTGCTGGAGAGCACCGCCCGCGTTGACCGAGTCGGAGATCATCTTTCCGATGGCGGCAGTACCCAGCACCGTTTTGATGGTGCCGACCAGCTTGCCGGTGAAGAGCTGTCCGGCAGACTCACCGGCGCGGGCGCTTTCGCCGCCCAGCTCTTCGGCGATGCTGTCCTTGATGCCCTTGGCCGAGGGTACGATCTGGACATAAGCTTTGCCAAGTTCAATGCCGTCTGCCATGTTCAACCTCCTTTCATGGCGGCAAGTGCCGCCTCAAAATCTTCCGGGCTGTCAAAGCTCTGCACATTGCCGGTGCCGCCTGTATCGGGATCGGTGAGGGCGGCAAGGATGGAGTCGGGCGGGCGGCTGCCGGGGCAGCCGATGAGCCGCCATTCGATGCGGTGCAGAGCATCCACTGCGGCGGCATCCATCAGAGTCTTTTCCGGCAGCTTCTGCCCGGCCAGATGCATCATGCATCGGCTGTCCGGCGGCAGACCGGAGGCCAGCGTGGCCGCCAGCCGCACCGGCAGGCTGCGCCAGTCCAGCACATGGTAATACTGGGCAAAATCGCAGATAAGCTTGTCTTTCCCCTCATCCGATGCGATCAGGCCGGAGAGGAAGAAGAGTTTTTTCCGGCGCGGAAGGATTCCATCAGCTCGCCGAGAGCGTTGCTCAGGGCAACGACCGGCACGCGGCCGTCTGCGGTGCGCAGGTGGTCATAAAGCTTCTTGGTCTGCGCCTTGCCCATCAGCAGGCGGATGGTGCGGCCCAGAGACAGGACGTCGGAGTCCTGCACCGCGGCCAGCGCATCCAGAAGCTCCACATTGTCCAGCGCTTCTTCGCTGAGTTCGACAGCAAAGCCGTCCTTGGTTTCAGCAGTGATCATGCCTTGACCTCCTTAGCTTCTTTGGCAGCCTGCGTCTCTGCGCCGGCTGCGACGATGTACTCATAGTGGGTGTTGCCATGATCATCAGGTACAGCAGTCAGAGTGGTGTTGTAGCCCACCGCGCCGTTGGAGTAGGTGATGTCGCCCACGGCAGAAACGGCAGCGTCCGGGATGACGATGCGCTTGGCTGCATTGTTTTTCATCACCATGTCGATGACCCAGCAGCAGTCCTGCTGTTCATCGCTGTTGGCCTTGACGGTGATGCCGGTCTCCAGTGTGCCGGTGACGTTCTTGTCGCCATACACCGACTTGAGCACGGCCGGGTTCAGCGCCTCCAGCAGGGTATAGGCGAAGGTGTCCGGCTTCTCGGTCTGCTGGGTCAGCACGGTGTCGCCGCCCCATGCGGTGGTGTTCTCGCTGGAGGGCGAGTTGGAGTTGGTCAGGCCGTCGCTGGAGATGTAGCCCAGAGACTCAAAAGCCCTGTCCAGCTCAGCTTTGGCGTCGGTGGGCAGAGGCGTACCCAGCGGGGCGCGGTGGACCGCGCCGCCGACCTTGGGCTTTGCGGCGGTGACGTTCTTTGCGTTTGCCATAAGGAAAAGCTCCTTTCAGAAACTCAGTAATGTACCAGCTCGAAAACCGCTTGATAGCGGGGCAGCTTCCGGGTGGTGTCGGGAAAATCGTAGTCGGTGACCAGCTTGCAGCTGACCACCTCGGGCAGGGTGTCGGCATCCAGCATGGCCTGCACGACATGGTGGTTGAGCTGGGCCGCGCTGAACTTGCTCTTTCCGTAGGACTGCACGGCCAGCGTGGCGTGGAAAAGCCCCTCGTCATGGTCGGAGCCGGTCTTGTCCAGTACAACAAAATTGCCGGAGGGCTCCTCCGGCACGGACAGATAGCAGGGAAAACCGCTTTCCCGCAGATAATTGAGGATGATTTCTTCGATCATAGTCACTTCAGCGCTTTCAGGATAGAGTTGGTCTCGGCGTTCTCTTTCCGGGCGGAGAGCGAATCGGCGCTTATCTCAGCCACTGCGCGGGTGTCCGCCATGTAGTAACTGGCCGTATATCCATCGCCCAGACGGCTTTGCGCCGCAAAAGCGCCGGAGGAAAGGCCGTTTTGCATCTCTTTACTCTTCAGCAGTTTCCGGACACCGGAGCGGTTCAGCTCAAAGTGAAAATCATTCATACCGCTCCACCTGTACCTTCTTATCCCAGTCCAGAGGCGTGAGCTGGGTGATGTATTGCTGTACGCCGTTCAGGACGCGCCATCTCTTCCCGAAAAACTCCACAGCGCAGCCCTCCCATTTGTGAGTGTCGGCCTTGGGGATGCAAAGCTCATAAACCAGATGACGCCCGGAAATCTGCAGCTCTGTGGGCGATGCTGCAGAGTCAACAGGCGTAATGAGCACATTTTCAACTGTGACCGGCGTTTCGGCGTAGACGGGTTCGTGAAATGCATCCTCACCGGTCTTGGTGCGCTCGTAAAGCGTGACCGGGATGCCCTTAATCAGAGCTGCCATACAGCTCGATCACCCCCATCCGCTGGCGGCGCAGCCCCAGCCGAGCCAGCTCAGACTTCTTGATGAACAGGCCGCCTCCGGGAACGAGAAAGGAGCCGGAGGCGGAATAGCCGCCTGCGGCCTGCGTCAGCTGGGTCATCGGCTCCTGATCGGTGCTGGTCATCAGCGCCCGCGCAGCCACATCGACCGCGACGCTCTTGGCCACCAGAGCCAGTGCAGAGTCCGAAGCGACCAGTGCGGGCAGGTCCTTGCCCACCTTGCTGGCCTCAACATCAAGGCTGGCTGAGATGACCTCCAGCAGAGGGCCGGCGCGGGCCTGCTCTGCCTCCGTCATGGGCCTCCAGAGGGTGGTCATGTCGTCCACGGTGGCGTAGGTCATACCGTCGCCCTGCCTTTCCGCTTGGACTTGGCAGCGGGAGGGTCAGCCTCGGTGTCGGCCTCGGACGTGGCGTCCGTCGCGGCATCTGCCCTGTCAGGTTCCCAGTCGCCGCCGGAGATGAGGCAGTCCGTTTCGATAACAGCGCCGGTCTTTTTGTTGCGGTACAGCATGGCCATCTCCTCCTTACTCGCCGGCCTTGATGTGGGCGAAGGCGGACGGGTCGAGGATGCCCCAGCCGATGTAGGCCTCACCGCGCAGATAGACCTGATTGTGGCCCTTCAGGTCGCCCAGCTGAGTATCATTGTCGGGGTTGCCGTAGCGGATGACCTCGATGGGGATCTCCTTGGCATAGCCCCACTTGAAGCAGTTGACGAAATCGCCCACAAGGGCGCGGTCGAGGCTGGAGCCGGAGGACAGGTTGGAGGTGGACTCCACCCGCAGGCCGTTCACCTCGCCGGGATTTGCGCCCCATGCCAGCTGGGGGTAAAGCTTTGCGCCGTCGGCGGTGGTCTGCTTGGCCAGAGCGGACTTGAAGGCCGGGGCCAGCACCATGCCGGTGACGTCCCGGTCTGCGCCCTGCACCAGCGCGATGGCAGCCTCAATGTTCTCATCGGGCTTGTCGCCGGAGGAGATGGTCACAGCCTGCGTCACCTTGGAGTCGAAGTGATTGGTGCCGATGACGGAGGAGGCCGTGCCGGTGCGGGGATTGACGCCGTGGAAGGCCATCAGGTCGAGGCCCTTGGCGACCTTCTTGGCGAAGCCGTCGGCAAAGGCGCTCATGTAGTCCAGCTGCGCGTCCGCGGAGGCGTAGAGAAACTCGTCCGAGATGCGGGCACCGTACTCGATCTTGATGGGGACGATGGTGATGGGATCGACGGTCAGACCGCCCTTGGTCTTGGCACCGTTCTCTGCCACGATGTCCACCTCCTTGTCGAGGGAGAAGGTGAACTCCTTGACGCCGTTGAAGGGGATGGGGGTGGCGCTGCACAGCTTGGCCAGCGCAGAGGCACCGGTGGTCTTCTTGATAAAGTCGGGGATCAGCTCCTCGGGGAACAGGGAGCCTTTGCTCAGAATGTCTGCCATGTGTTATTCTCCTTTGCTCATCAGGTCGTTGGTGAAGGCGCGCAGGGCATCGCGGCGGCTGCTGCCGCCTGCGGGCTCGGTGCTGCGCGGGGGCGATTTGGGGGTCTGGGGCTTGAGCAGCTTGGCGAGAGACTGGGCATCCTTGCGGATGGCGTCCTCGTTCTCACCGGTAAGCCGCTGGGAGAGGTCGAAGGGGATGCCGACCTCGTGGGCGATGCGGGTCTTGAGCTCCGACATCTCAAAGGCATGGATGCGGGAAGCATAGTCGGCATTCTGCGCTTTGAGGTCGTCGTAGTCGGCGAAGGGAGTCAGACGGTCGGCAACGGCGGCGTCGAATGCCTCCTGCGTGGTGATGGGTTCAAATTCTGCCATGAGAAAACCTCCATTCTGACAGATGCATATAAAAAACAGGGCGGAGGCCCTGCTTCGGCATAGTTAATAGCTGGTGCGCTGGCGGCGTTTCTCCTTGCCCTCGGAGCATTGCCAGCAGGCGAGGATGATGCTGTCCAGCAGCTCGATATGGCCTCCCTCGGTCAAGGAACGGTAGCCGAAGCCGCCGTTGGTGCCGATGGCCCGCTTTTCGCAGTTGGAAGCCACCTGCACAAGGCTTGGCTGTCCGGCGTGGCAGAGCGATTTCGCGAACAGTGCCTGCTCAAAGGCGGCGTTGGCAGTGATGATCTGCTTGACGGTAGGAAGGACGGGCGCTTTGAGATGGGCGGCTTTCATGGCGTCGGCCAGGAGCTGCTGCCCGCTGGCACCGTCCACCGCCACAGCGGCGAACTGGGCCTTGCTCAGAAAATCCAAAAGCCACCCACTGCCTGCCCGGGTGGGGCGGCAGTCGATGGCTTCCACGAAGATTTTGTTGTCGGCAGTCCGGACGGCGATGGAGAGCGCTGCACTGGCCCCGTCCGGGCTGAACTTGATGCCCGCATAAAGCCTGCCCTTCAGCTCGGGCAGGGCGGCGACCTTCAGCTCCTCCCATTCGGCTTTGCTGATAGCCGATTTCTGGTTATACCGCAGCCAGAGGCCGAGGCGCTGGATGTTGAAGTCAATGGGGTCGGAGCCGATCTCGTCGGTGATGCTGCGCTCGGTAAAGATGGTACCCAGACTGGGATTCGTCTCGTACCATGCAGCCACATCATGGGGGTCGGTCTGCTGCTCCACGCTCCACTCGGCCCAGCCGGTGTTCTGTGTTTCGCCCTGCAGGGCCGCGTTTCGCAGTTTGAGGAACACCGTGCCGGAGGAGACCGGCGTGGGCGGTGTGCCGCAGAAGAGTGTCTGCGGGTCGCGGCTGTCCGTGACCACATATTTGAGGGCGCTTTCCTGATCGTCGGTGTACTCCTGCGCCTCGTCGATGATGAGCAGGTCGAAGCCCTCGCCCAGACCGCCCTTGGAGGAACGGGTGCGGAACTCGATGCGGCCCTCACCGCTTTTCAACCGGATGCTCTCCCGGCCAGAGGCACGAATGGATCTGTATTCTATCTTGGCCTTGTCCAGCAGGCTGCACAGGCGCTCCCACGCGGCATGACTGGTGGTCGTGCGGTGGGCTGTGTGCAGGATATTCTCGCCCCGCTGGAGACCGTACAGCTCCCGCATGGCGGCGATCTCATTCTTGCCGTTGCGGCGGGGGACGCTGTAGCCGAATTTGGTATGTACCCACAGGCCGTCCTCGTTTTCGGCGAGGATGTCGTAGAGCAGGAGCTGCTGCCACTGTTGGGCGGTACGCCCGGTGGTGTTGTAGAGGTCGATGGCCTCCTGCCCGTGGGTCGTGGTGTAGGGCAGCACCACCGCCGCCGTGGGCGTCTGGCGGCCCAGCTTTTCCGGGACGGCCTTTTCTGACGCTCGGGGCATGACGGCGGGGCCTCCTTTATGGGAATGAAAATGTAATGTTGACGAAAAGACGAAAATGTGCTATATAATAGCTATGAGGTGCGCCTCCGCTATATGGTGGGGGCTCGACACCTCTATTTTTTTGCAGTGAATCGCTGAACAGTGAATAATTTCTCTTTGCAGATGACGAGGATGTCTACATCCTGCGTCGCACTGGCAGTCAATCTTTTCCGTAGGACATCTTTCAGCGTTTCCAGAGAAATCGTATTCTGCTCATAGTTCAGGATGATTCCGCCGGGATTCACTTGGATCTGCTTCAAACCATGCCGAACAGCGCTGTTTGCAGACTTTTCTGTAGAAACCGTTTTCAAATCCCAGAGCTTGTCGTTCCAGATGTAGTCTGGAGTCATCGCTTTATAATTATTTGCTTCGTTCAACAGCACGATGTCGCCGCCCAAATGGGCGTGCAGCCATTGTGCTGTTTTTACTTCGTCTGCATGGCGGACCATATCGTAACCAGCATCGTATGAGATGGAACCGACTCCCGGAGCAGCCGTCCGCAGATATTCCGGGAGGACGTTCTGCAGAGAGGACTCTTTCGGAAAGCGGATTTTAGTGACAAGTGGAGACTCCGCAAATTCTTTGCGAGCCTGAAGGGCTTCGGGATCCTCCGTCCACTTCTTATCCCACACATTCTGCCTGCGGCCATCGCCCGGGTCATACTCGACCTTGCAACGGCAGCGCTCATGGCGGCGGTAGACGTCGGTAGGTACATGGGGATAGTCGTAGCTTCCGGCAAGCCTGCTGCACCATTCGCAGCAGCTCCCGGTGGTGCGCCGCACGACGCGGGGATGCAGACCGGCCCGGCCCTGAAACTGCACGTTGGCTTTCAGGGTATCGTCTACTGCCATCCGGGAGAAAGTCCGTACCGGCTCATCCAGCATGTAGGCCACATCCTCGTAGTGCTCGGCAGCGCAGACCTTGTTCAGGATGCCGTCGATGCGGTCCTCATCCACCGGGACGCGCTGGGCCAGCAGACGGAGACCGGCTGCTTCGTTGAGCTGCTGCTGTACGGCAGCAGCGGCGTCAGCCACCAGTGCATGGTCATCCTCCAGCAGGGGGCGGAGGACGCGGTCGGCGATGTTCCAGTACATCCGTCCATCCGGAAGCGTGTCGGCGCTGAGATGGAGACGGAACGCCTCGGCCAGAGCGCCGCCGACAAGGTCAGCGTAGTCCAGAGCCGCAGGGTAAGTGGCCGCCGAAGGAGCAGCGTTCCTCAGCAGGCGGAGAAAGTCGGCCCGGATGCGCCCCAGCAGCGCGGGGGCAATATCCTGCTTGTCCATCTGCTCATCCCTCGGCCTGCACGCCGGTCAGGTCGCGCAGGTTCTCTTTTCCGAAATAGCCGGGGATGACAGCGTTGACCTTGCCCACGGCATCGCCGATACCGGAGAGGGTGGCGGCGTCCGGCTCAAAGACCGGCTCCCAGACGGGTCGGGTCAGATAGAGCTGGCGGCGCTGATAGGCAAAATCATCCCGCAGGCAGGCGGCGAGATAACCGGCATTGAGAAAGCCGCTGCCGAAGGTCCGCTGTGCCTTGCGGGCGGCCAGACGCAGCGTCTCGTGGCTGGACTTGATGGCCTCTGCGCTGGAGGGATTGTCGGTGACAAACCCCAGATCGTCCAGCGTCAGGCCGGTCTCTCCCGCGAACAGTGCCGCGAAGGTGCGCAGCTGCTCGGTATAGGGGCTCATGCTCTGCTGAGTAAACTGCCCGACCACCGGATGGTCGCCTTCCTCGTCCTTGGAGATCTCCAGCAGGGAGGAAATGGTGGCTTTCCACTTGTCCATCGGGTCGGCGTCGCCGGAGGTCCCCAGAACGTACTTTTGCGGAAAAGAGTAGAACTCGGCGCTGATCTCGCTGCGCTTGAGAGTGCGCAGTGCGCCCTGCTGCAGGCCCATGCAGGCCCGGGAGATGCGGCTGTGGCCAAAGGGCCGGGCAGCATCCGGGCGGTAGCAGATGGGTACCAGCAGCGGCGCAGGGGCAGGGTTGGTCACAAGGTAAGGCTTTTCGCCCTTGGGGTAGTACCATGTGCTGCCAGCCGTGAAGTAGGCCTCCAGCGTGGGCGTGCCGTTGTCGGTGTTCCGCTCCAGAACGGCGTAGCCCTCGGTCAGCAGACCGGTCACATCGTCGATGATCCCGGTGGCATTGCCGCCGTCCAGCACCGACATGCGGGGAAAGCCGTCTTCATCGGCGCAGATGTACAGGAACGAACAGCTCGAGATAAGGGCCGAAAGGACAGCGCTGTCGAAAAGGATGTCGGCATTGTTCTGGAGATAGATGCTGTTCAGGTCGAAGTTGTCCTGCCGGAACTCCCGGAAAATGAGCCGATCGGCCAGCGAATCCACAGCCTTGCCGCACCAGCCCAGCACCTCGCTGAAGGTGCGGAACTCGGGCGGCGTGACCATGCCGAAGTCCTTCACGGCATTCTTCATCTCATAGTATTTATAGCGGATAAGCACCCGGCTGCGCTTCAGCTCCAGCTTGCGGCGGAGATAGGCCATGCCGCGGGTCTGGCTCATGGGGGATTCCTCCTTTTCGTGAGAAAATATTCCCAGTGACGGCTGGGGAGTCCGGCGAGGGCAGGGGGAGGGGGTCATCCCCCCTATCGGCTGCGGTAGGTCGTCCAGTCACGGGACAGGGGCAGGACGCGCGGCGAATCCACAGCCTGCTCCTGAGCCTTTCCGCTGCGGGCCACCAGCTTGTCGCTCTTGGCCCGGTTGCAGCAGAAATGTGCGAGCTGAAGATTGTCAAGGTCGCTGGGGTGTCCGCCTTTGACGACGGGGATGATGTGGTCGATGCAGGGCGAGAGCGGATGCGGAAACTTATAGCTGAAATCGACCGGCTTGCCGCAGATGCCGCAAACGGTCTGCGTCGCATAGATCTTCTTTTTGTTCCGCTCAAAGGCCAGACGGTGTGTGCCGTCGTGGTCTGGCCGCTCGTTGCGGCGCGGTGTCCTGCCTGCCATTAGGATGCGGCCTCCTTTTGCTGATGTGCTGTGCGGTGGTCCTCGAAGCTTCGGCTTCCTTTGCCCCGCCGGGTCATGCCCGGAGGGGGAGGTCTTTTTGAGGGAGGGGGTACTTTTGCAGACCCCGGGGGTATGAAAAAGCCGTCCGGGGTTTCCGAACGGCAGAAGAAAAAGGTGTCCACTGTGGACACCTCAAAACTATGATATGCGCCGCTGGGGCTTGAAGCGGACGGCGCAGATGACCCATTGAGCACAGGTAGCAAGAAACCTGTGCTATGATTCCCGCCGATGGAAAACTCACAATGCGGATTGCTGATGCCCGCAGTATGATAATAGCATGGTTTTTTCGGACAATCCGGACAAATCGACCATTCTCGGACAATCCGGACATTTCGGACAAATCGACCATTTCCGGACAATCCGGACAAATCAGAAAATCTCGGACAAATCGGACATTTTGGATAAAATAAAAGCGGCTGACCCCGATTTGGAATCAGCCGTCTTATGCATCACGTCACATTCTGCTCGACCCACCGGTCAACCCTCCGCCGAATGGTATCGGCATCCAGATCGCAGCCGAACTCCATCAGTTCTACAGCTACCTCCTGCGGTTTCTTGCCCAGAATGCAGATGTCAGAGATAGCTGCCCGCAGCATGATGTCGTCGCAGGTCTCTACGATGCGCTGGCCCTCGATATACAGGGCATCCAGCTCGGCATTGCGTGCCTTGAGCTTCTTTATCTCACTCTCCCGCCGGGCGTATACGCTGTCAGCTGTCCCACGCACAGTGGCATGGCCGAGGATACAGGCATTTCCGTCACCGCAAGAGGATTTCACTACATCGGCCACAAGCTCAGGCCCCTCGGCCTGCTTCGCTTCCAGCTGCTGGATGCGGCGAGTTCTGGCTTTGATGTCAAAGGGGATTGCATGCAGCTGTCGAAATTCTCGCGGTGTCATCCTTTGCCCTCCTCAAAAATCAAGTTAAACTAAACCATCGTACCAAATCGTCAAGTATGCGCTGCCGGTTTTCCCAGCCGTCAGTAAAAAAGCTGTCATTCTGCAAGATGATGGCATAGTCGGCATACCGCTCTCGCTTTTTCTCTTTGGCAATTTCGTCCAGCCTCATCCAGAGCGTGGCCCCGCCGGGCAGAGGCTGGGTATAGTACTCGACTCTAAATTTTACTTCACACAGGTACAACGCCCATGAGGCAGTTTCATCAAGCGTTTTCTGCGCCAGTTTTATCAGCATGTTGAGCCCTCGAGGCCCCGAGAGTACAGATGTATTCGAGGTTGCAGGAGATTTTGTGATGACATTGGCCGGATGCTCGGGTGTGCTTGCAGCATTCTCCACTGCCATCCCACGGCTTTGCTCCTCCGGCGCTGTCTGGTATGCCACAGGTGGCTTTTCCGCAGCAGTGGCAGCACCCAAAGACAGCGCAGATGGAAAATTTTCGGGACCTTCTGAAACCGTTACCGGATCTTTTGCTTTTTCCTCAGCCTGGCGGCGTTTCTCAATGTTGTTTTGGGCATTGCGGTAGGCATCCATCAGCGAAATTTCGCCGTCATGGAGAAACTGCTTTGTCTCTTCATCACAGTTCTCGGAAATGGCATTCAGCCGGGCGGCCGCGCCGGTGCTGAGGCCAAGTATCCGGCAGACTTCGTCTCTTACCTTGCCCTCCAGATGGCCCTCTCTCTTTTTCCGGGTGAGAGCATCCTTCAGGGCTTCGTACTGTGCCAGCCGTTCGCCGTCGGTCAGGTCGCGGGCTGTGGCGTTGGCGGTAATGAGTGCGATCCTGTCGTCAACTTCGCCCTTGCTCTCCACGATGATGCAGGGCAGGGAAGAAAAGCGGGTATCGCCCTCCTTGGCCAGTTCCTCGCAGGCGGTCAGACGCCGCTCGCCGCCGATGAGCTTGTAACCGTTCGCCCACCGGATGACTTCCAGCGGCTGGCGTACGCCGTTCAGCCGGATGTCTTCCTTGAGCTTGTCGATGTCGCCCACGACATAAATTTTGTTATCTGGGTTTCGCATGATGTACTCGCACGGCAGCATCTTCACCTGCATCGACCCCGCCGGGGTGGAAGTCTGAGGTTGAATGTTCAGAAGGTCGCTTATCAAACTGGTGCTCATCGTTTATCCCTCCACCTTGGAGATTACCTTGCGGGACAGCTCCAGATACTGCTCAGTCGCCTTGCACTTGGGGCTGTAGTTACACAGCGGCATATGCTCGCTGACGGCCTCCTGCACCGCTGCGCAGGCATTGATGCGCAGTACCCCGCCGCGCTCGCTGTAAAAAATCGGGAGTTTGCTGTCCATCAAAGCGTCGATTGCTTTTGCGCCGTACCGTGTGCGCCGGTACATGGTCGGTAGCACACACATGACCTCGAGGCCGGGGTTGTAGTTCTCCTTGACATCCTGCACCTGAGCAAGAATTTCTTTCAAGCCGTCCATGGCCCATTCGCCGCAGTCCATCGGGATGATGAGCCAGTCGGCGCAGACCAGTGCGTTGATGGTGGCAATGTCGATGTCAGGCGGGCAGTCCATGATGCAGTAGTCGTAGGCGTCCGCAAGCGGTGCCAATGCGTTGGCGATGCGGTTGTGCTGGGGCCGCCCGGCTTCGAGCATGACCAGCTTGTTGGCGAAGTTCATGCTCATGCAGGAAGGGGCGACATCCACCTTGAACTTCTCCCGATGACAGATGACGTCTTCAAGCTTGTTGTCCAGCGTCAGCACGGAGGCCATGGTCTTGCCCCGAGGGTCGAAGCACTGGAAAAACTTCGTGGTGTTGGCCTGCTTGTCCAGATCCATCACCAGCACCCGCCGGGAATGCTTTTCGGCGAGGATGCAGGCCAGATTGCAGGCCGTGACCGACTTGCCGACGCCTCCCTTCAAGTTGATGATGGCGATTTTGCTCATGTTGCGCATTGTGATCCTCCTTGTTGCTTATCTGCTTGTTTTTATCTTCTCTGCGGCGATCTGGTAGCCCTGCCAGCGGTCCGCAAACCACTCGCGCCAGGCACTGCACTGGCGAAAGTAGGTGAGCGGGCGGTTGCGGCAGGCCAGAAACGAGCAGCGGTTGCAAGGGTTATCTTCGGGATAGTGTTGGACGTGAGCGTCAGAGGCCTTCATGCGCCGTCCCTCCGCTTCTGCCCGAAGCGCCGCACCGCACCCGCCATCAGACTGCCCGCCGGGGCAGGGGGATGAGAACTTGCAGCTACCGCCGCATTGGCCTGCACCTGATAGTAGCTTTCCATGGTACCCGGGGCGTTCAGGATGACGGTGCGCAGATAGGCGCGGATATTCTTGATGGGCTGAGTGGTATTGCTCAGGCTCTCCATGATGTACTCGACGCTCTGGCTGGTCAGCTTATCCAGCCGGGCGCGGATGGCTTTGGTAGTCTGCATCTGCTGGCCGATGTACTGCATGGGTGCCTCACAGCTGTACATGTCCACGATGTTGTCCAGCAGTTCCTCCAGCTGGATAGGCTCGTATCGCGGATTCCGGGCCAGAGTATCGATCTCCAGCCGCTGGCGGAAGTCCGCTTCCACAGCCTCCCGCCGGGTGTGCGAGTCCATCGATCCATCGGGGTCCGCACCTCGTGCGGATAGATAGATTTCCCCTATAGGTTTCCCTATAGTATTACTGGGTGGCATTTTGCCACGGGTCTGAGTCGCATTTTGCGACGGGTATCGGTCGCACTTTGCCACGGGTGACATTTCGCCACCGGTCGCATTTTGCGACGGGTCAGGAGGGTGAGGAGTAGGGCGATTTTCAGGTCCCGCCGGGTCAGTCTGGACAGGAACAACAGCCTCCGGGGTCTCGGCGATATACCGGTTGGTGGCCTTGCCGCCTACCAGCTCCTGCCGCTTGGTCAGCAGGCCCTTGGATTCCAGCCTGTTCAGAATGCGGATCGCTGTAGCGCGGTCGATGCTGAGCCACTTGCAGATGTAGGAGTAGCTGCCCTTATACTCGCTTTCCTCGTCCTGACTGAAGCCATAGATGAGAGCGTAGGCCAGCAGCTCGTTGCCCTTGAGGTGGTACTTCTCCACCATCCAGTCGAGCACGACAATATAACTCTGTTTCTTTTTGACCGTCATGATTCTTCACCCTCTCAGAATGGCAAATCGTCGTTGTCGTCGATGACCTCGAAGTCCTCTGCGCTGCCCTGCGAGTAGGCCGATGTCGTCTCGGGACTGTTGCTGGGCGGTTCCTCACCGCCGTCGTCCACGGCCTGCCCGCCGGGCTTCTTGTTCGAGCCTGCAAAGCTCAGGCTGTCCGCCACGACCTCCACGGCTGTACGGTTGCTGCCGTTCCTGTCCTGATACTGCCAGGTCTGGAGACGGCCCTGCACGGCCACCATGCTGCCCTTGGTAAAGTATTTGCACAGAAAGTCTGCATTGTGCCGCCATGCAACGACGTCGATGAAATCGGCCTGCCGCTGCTGGCCCTGCTGCACAAAATTGCGGTCACAGGCGATGCGGAAGGTGCATACGCTGATGCCCGCCGGGGTGATTTTAAGCTCAGGGTCGGCTACGAGCCGCCCCATGATAGCTACAACATTGAGCATTTCAAATAATCCTTTCCGGTTTCAGCCATCCAGCGCTCGTGTCCATATCGGGCCTCAAAAGCGGCCTGTGCCTCTTTTTTGAGCCAGAGGCGGCAGTGGTGGTCAAAGTGGGCGCTGTAGCCCGGCTCGTTGTGGTGTCGATGGCAAAGCCAGACTTTGAGCCCATAACGCTCGGCCATCGGCCGCAGCGGCCCGTTGAGCACATGGTGTTCCTCAAGGCCGCGCACGGTGGAGACGTTGTATTTTGCCCGGCAGATGTAGCACTCCTGCCGGGTCTGCATAATTGACGCGGCCATTACTTCAAAACGAGGCTGCTCAAACAGGGAAGCAGCTCAGGGCCGCAATCGTTGATATGCTTCTGAGCAACGATCCAGTAGAGCGCATTGCTCACTTTCTTTGAGCCTTCACGGCGCTGTGTGTTTACCATACGGTTGACCTGATTGCGAGACAAGCCAAGGCCCATCAGCAGTTTCTTCATACGTTTCGTTTTCATCTCGGCACCTCCTGCCATTCCTGCCAGTAGGCCGTGACATTGGGGTCATTTACCCCCATCTCGGCCAGCCGGTCGAAGATCCCGTCAATAAAGGCGGTCATCTGAGCTGTGGAGAAGCTGCTGGAACCCATCGACGCCTTGACGGTGCAGCGGTCGTTGTCCAGCAGTTCTACGATATGTACCAGCCGGTAAGCATTGCGCAGGATAGGCACAGCAGCCACCGGAAGCTCCAGAAAGTCGTATTCGAGGCCGTATTCCTCCAGCATCTCGATATAACAATCCTCCGGCTGGATGCCGCCCGCCCTGCCTGCATTGTAGGCGTCGGCCATGATGGTGAGCAAGGCCCACATCATACGGTTCTGGTTAATGCTGCGGCCCTTGCGCTCCAGTTCAAACGTGACTGTCAGCCGCAGGGGCTTCCCATGGGCCAGCTCGTCGAGCTTCTGGCGAATCTGTGTTTTCACAAATTCCGCAGAGTTTTCCACGGCAAAGCCCCGCCGGGCCGGGTCATATACCACAGGCAGACGCCCGACTATGCTTTTTCGTCCCATAAGACTTTCTTTCCGTCCGAGAGGGCAAACTGCACCATGCTGATATGCCCATCCTCAGCCCGGGCAAACTTGTCCACGGAGATCTTCACGGCAGGGTAGAATTTGCCCTTCTCGCTCTTCATCACCGGCACCTGCTCGGCCTTGAGAGCGATGGGACCAAGCTCCATGACGTCCTCGGCAAAGCCCAGCATAGCCGCTGCGCACAAAAAGCTGGTATTCTCCTGCATCCGGTCAGGGTCGGATGTGGGCAGGCTCAGCGGCCCGGCGTCCTTGCGGACATACTGGCCGGTAGCAGGGGAGAGTACCTCGATTTGGCATCTCCACCAACTTCCGGAGCGATAGTAGGTGTCCCCCCAGCCCAGTACGCCATAAACACTGTCCAGCATATGCCGGACATCGACCACCCGGGGAAGCACGACGACGCGCACGCCGTCGGCAGATGCCTCAATGCAGCGGGCCACGCATTCCTGCGGCTCGATTTGGCGGGGAGCAGGGCTGTTCACGGGAAAAGTGATGGGCGGAGGCAAAACAGCCCCAGAAGCCTTCTTTGCACTTGTGGACGGCCCACGCCGACCGCTTGCGGGTTTGGTTGCGGCCATATCCTCATTCCTTTCAGTTTCGAATTTACGCTTCTGCGCTGGCAGCGGCTTTTGTTTACTCACCTGCCGCCATTGGTGTCGCTGTTTACCTCTCCTCCAGCAGTTTCTCGAGGTCCTTCAGAAAGTCCCGGCAGCACGCAGCCTTGACGGCGTCTGTGCCGGGCCAGTTCGAGGAATGGATAGGACCAGCTTTTTCACGGTGGAAAGCCTCCTCGGCCTGATATTTGCCAATGAGCTGGCACACCTTATCACGCATGGCTTCTTTCATGGTAGACCTCCCTAGTACGTTCCAAATTCCTGATCCAGCAGTGTATCGAGCCGGATGCGCTTGCCACGGCCATCACCGGCCCCGTTGTTGTTCCAGCCGTCAGGGTAGCGCCTGCAGACGTCGCGCTTGGGTACGCCCATATATCCAGATACCTGGTCTACCGTGAGCCGGAGGCAGCCGGTCTTGCTGAAGATGGCCTTGTAGGCCTCATGCCACGCTTCGTTTCTAGTCGTTTTTGCCATGTAACAACAACTCCTTCTGACGGCGTTCAAACTCTACCTGCTGGCCGTAGCTGCGTCCTGCAGCATCTGCTCGGGTACAGACATCGTGGAGGCTATTGCCTTGCGGCAGGGCCTGCTTTTTCTTTTCCTCATACTGAGCCTTGAGCTTCTTGTTGTGCTCCTCGGCCTGTGTCTTGCGCACGGCGCTCAGACATTCCGGGCAGTATTTGCGGCCCCGAGCCACGTTGGCCGAGCCGCAGAGGGCGCAGTGATGTTCTTTTGCGGGTGTGCTCATCAGTGTGCCGTCCTTTCCATCCGCCGGCGCTTTGCAGCGCGGATCCGGGCGTTGTCGGCCCGTTTGAACTGGTCCCACTCCACCAGTGCCAGAGGCAGGCCCGCCACGATGGGCGCGAAGACGAAGAGCAGCGTCAGCGTCTCGATGCACTGGGCCTGCCACGGGTCGCAGCCGGTGAGCTGCAAGAGGTCGGAGAAAATAAACATTATGCCGTTCATAAGATGAGCGCACCTCCTAACTTATAAGCAAGAGCAAAGGCCAGCAGCAGGTATGCAGCCCAGCCCAACAGCATTTCGCGGGTGGGATGCCGGGCGCAGAACATGACCAGCGCCACCATGCACCCGCCTGCGACAAATGACATAAAGCAGGAGAAAATAGAGCTTCTCGTCATAGCTGTCACCTCATCCCCAGCGCCCGCTCGATTGGCTCTCTGGGATTGTCGTTGTGGTATTTGCCGGTCATGTACTTCTGTACCTGACCGACGCCAAGCCCTGCCGCCTTGGCGAGCTGGCTGTAATTCCAGCCGCGGAGGGTCTTCTGTTTTACGGCCTCCGCTTTCCATTCGGGAGACCAGGATGTGGATTTCAAAGCTTTTACCTCCTTGTGGCAGGCTTCCTTCTGCGGTAGAATAAGAGCAGAAAGGAGTGAGATCATGGATAGATTTTCAGGGGTGAATAGTGCCAGACACTTAAACCAAGTTGTGGATGAGTTGGCTAAACAGCAGCGCGAAGCAGAAGCTGTGGTGAGAGAACGGCAAAAGCGCAGTGAAGAGCTTGAAAATGCGCAAATGGGTTCGGCGGAAGATATTCGTAAAATGCTGGAAATGATGGAAGCAAACCAGAAAGAGCAAGCTGCTGAAATCCAAAAAAATCACAGGGTAACCGTTATTTCCATCGTGGTTGCTGTTGTATCCGCTGTTTTTGGCGCGGCGTCGTTTTTCGTTGCGCTTATAGCCCTGTTGCGCTGAGCCTTATCAGTGTCAGAATGAGTGCGGCGCTTTGGAAGAATGCTGCTGCACCTTGCAGGCAAAGCACAATAATCAGCATTTGATGTAATGTCCAGTCGGGCTTCTGGCTGGGCTTTTTCTTATCATCCATCTGGTTTGCCTCCTTGTGTGTATCTTGCTCCTGCGGTATAATGAAAACACAGGAGGAAATTGAAATATGAAGTGGTTTTTAATTGCTTTTTGTACAATCTTGGCTTATAGAACTGTTTTTTGCATATCAGGTTATGCCCGAGCTGTTTACTATGAGAAAAAGTACAATGCATATTTGACAGGCAAGGGAGAAGTTTTCACTCTCTATGCTGCGCCTGCTCGAAAATTATTTAAGCAAGCCAAAATTTCGACGCCGATTGTACCGTATTGTGAGCCTGTCGGGTACGGAAAGGTCATGACAACAAGGGTGTATGTTTTTGATAATATGGCGAATAAACGGCAGGATGTGGTTTGCCACATGATGAACAGCTTTACTCAAGCAAAAGGATATTTCCGAATGAGTATGTTGGAATGCCTTTCTCCCTTGTACTGGATTCAGTTGTTGTTTTTTCTTCCAAGTAAGTTGTGCGAGTTCTTGGGAATCTCCGGAGATAAAATAGCAATCAAAGTGCTTCAAATCGTTTACTGGGTATTAACCCCGCTTGTCCTCTGCTTCCGCTCCCAACTCTATGGCTTCGTCACCCAGCTGCTTCAAAATGCGTAAAATAAAGCGGCTCAGCAAAATCAGCCCTTTGGCATCTACCTTTTCGGCGGATGCCATATTTTTTTGTGCGTCTAGCAGATTGCCGAGAAGTGTGTCTGTGAAAAGTTTGCGACGAGTAGTAACCGTTCTTCCTCACCTCACTTGTGCAAAATGTTTCTCAAATCGGGGTCAAAAACATTGCCAAGCACAGAGAAAGAGTGTAAAATGAAATTGCGGTTATCAAATTACATTTTTTCTACTTGGCAATGAGTCCGGCCCAAGCTGCAAGCAGACACAGCCAGAGCCTGAGTGTACCCTCGCAGAGGGTACTTTTGTCAAATAGGAGATCACGCAGGGGTCTACAAGCATTCCACCGCCAATAGGAGGCCTGTTTGATTCCGAGACGCCCCAAGCAGGGGAAGGAAGCCGCCTGCTTGGGATAAATGAATTATAACTCCAATAAACTCCAAAGTAAAGACGAAATTGGAACTATGTGGAGTATTTTGGAGAAATGCACAAAAATGGAGGCGATATTTTTGTTCTACGAAAACTTTGACGCCTTGAGCAAGAAAATTGGAAAGTCCAAATCTGAAGTGGCGCGGGACATTGGATTGGATCCTAAATCCTGTACAGGATGGAAGAATGGCGCTATCCCCAGAAACAGCACTTTGAGAAAGCTTGCAGACTATTTTGATGTTACAGTAGAAGAATTGATGGGTGACAAGGCCGAAAGCACTCGACCAATAGACTCCAACACAGATTTTGGTTATGAATGGGCCGATGTTGAGAAAGCATATAAAGGTGCCACCCCGGAAGCCAGGGCGGCAGCCAAAGCGGCAGCTTTGGCGGTATTGGAAAGTGGGAAAAATAAATGATGCTTGGAAAAAGCGCGGTAAAAGTAATTTGTGCGGGTATTATAGTGGCTGTGGCAGTGAGTCTGACTGCCTGTGGAGCAAGTGAATTCCAACCGGCAGAATCAGTGGCCTCAACAGCGTCGTCGGTAAAAGCAAAAGTTCAAGAGAAGCCTTTCTTTGAGTCAGATACAAAAGTAAACTGGGTTATTACAGACTATAATGAAATTGCAGAGTATCCCTTTAGGCGTTCGCAGATAGAAAAAGGTAATGTAAAAACGAAGGCGATTATCAAAGCAGAAAATTTATATATTGAAGTCATCAATAGTGAAGCGGGAATGTCTATTTCGATAGAGGATAAAGATGAAGAGGAAGAATCTTTATATCCAGTATTCCGAGATATGCTCAGAGTTTTAGATAAATCAGTTTCAGAAGAAATGATAGAGCAAGCATGGAAAGATATACAAAAAGATAAATATGAAATAAATTATGGAAGCACTACGCTGCTTCCTAGTTATGAGGTGAAAGAGGGAATTCAAATTAGCTATAGCTCAAATGATATATACGGACAAAGAACTAGTGTGAAGATTCTAGACTCAACATACTGAAATGCTTGAAAAGCGTCTCCGGAGGCTAGGGCTGCGGCGCTGGCTGTGCTGGAGAGTGGGAAGAAGTAGGGACTTGCTATAAAAGATTGCCCTGACAAAAGGGTGTAGGAAGGAAATTATTATGGGGTTTCGTTATAGAAAAAGCGTTAAACTTGGTGGTTTGCGTATCAATTTTAGCAAGTCTGGAATTGGATACAGCTATGGCGTAAAAGGGTTGCGGTATACCAAAACGGCAAAAGGAAAAGATAGAGTAACAGCATCCATCCCGGGAACAGGACTCTCATGGACTACGGAGAGTAGTTCAAAAAGAAAGAGTAAAATAAGCGAGCCGATAAAGTCTCAGGGAAAACAGTCAAAAGAGACTACAAGATATACAATGCCACTTGTTCCCAATGTTATTATCGGAGCAGCTGGTATTGGCTTGAGCGAGTACTATTATTTTTCGCATGGGTATGAAACTGGGACGGCGATATTCTCGGGACTTATCTTGGGAGCGATATGCTATGTTGGTCTGTATGCAGTTGTTGGTGCAGTTCTTATGACGTTAGGAATCGGAAAGACTGAAAATTTATCGGAGAACAATTCATGTGGGAATCAAGAGTCTGAACCTGCGGTAATAAATGAATCGAAGGAAGAAAATTTTGAATTAGTGGGTGTTTATTATTGTAGCGCGAATGTGGCCAAAGTCGCAGAACCGAACCCAGCGTGGCGTAACACTTGTAAGGCATTGCTTAATGCAGGAATGAGAGAAAAGAAGGTGTACCGATTCAAACGGACGGTAAAACCGGCTGAATTGGTTGAAGAACCTACGAATCCGCATGATCGGAATGCTGTGATGGTGCAGGTCGATGGTATGAAAGTGGGCTATATCAGTGCACAAGAAGCCCCTCGGGTAAAAGAACTTTTGAAAGCAGGAAAGATTGAAAGTGCAACGGCATCCATAAGGGGCGGCGATTATAAAATTGTTACTTCAGAAAATAATATGGTAAAAGATACAGTTGGACCATTCATTGAAGTGACCGTGAAATATAGATGACCATGCGGCATTGATGAACTGATGGGTACACAAAAAGAACCCGCCGGGCAGGGCGGGCTTGGGTATGAGTGGCCGGAAGCAGAAGAAGCATTCAAGACTCCGGAAGCTAGAGTTGCGGCAAAGACTGCGGCGCTGGCAGTGCTATTCTGGGCGAACAGAATCAGCAGAGCCTGTCTGTCTCCCATGTGGCAGAGAATCCGGATGCGAGCGAAGAGGAGGACGATGAAGAGGATGAGGTGTAATAAAAGACAGAGATTTCGATATGTGAAATTTGAGAAACATCTTGCGAGTATCACATATAAGTGATATAATCGTAAAAAATACAAGGAAGTGATTTTTCTGAATGACCAGCAGGCCCAAATTGAGATTTGGAAACTCTTGATGGAGTATGCCAATATGTTGGAAGTGGATTCTGGCTTGATTGAGGATCTTCTGGAACTGCTCTCATCAAGTGGAGTTGAAAAGCGCTTTCTGAAAAGGCTAGAAAAATATTTGCAACAACTAAGAGAAGATGGAGAAAAAGCCATCGGGAAAAAAGGAGACCCGATGGAACATTTAGGAGGGTCAAGTTCTTTGTGTTCGATGCGTTTTCCGCTCGGTGTATCGAATATTAGAATTTTATTTGCCTATCGAAATAATAAAGTATACCTGCTTTGTGCATTTTATGAGCGTCAAGGACATAAAAATACAGAATATGATGCACATATCCCGGTGGCTCAAAAGCGCTTAGCAGAAATATTAGGGGAGAAATAATTATGAAAGCTACATTGATGGATTTGGTGGAAGCTTTGACAAAAGATATGTCTGTGGTAGATATGGCTCAGACAGCTCTTCACATTGAAATCAGCCGAACGATCCGCAATGCACGCAAACAAAAAGGTCTTTCTCAAAAAGACCTTGCTGAAAAAATGGGTGTGAAGCAGAGCCTCGTCTCTCGCTGGGAGAGCAGCGAGTGTAACTATACCATTGATACGTTGGTCGAGATTGCAGATGCTCTTGGGTTGTCGGTACGATGTCCTTTAACTTCTGAAGAAGTGAAGGTTTCTACAGAGCCAATCGAACTCAAACCTGCAGGGCGTAAAGTTGCTTTTCCGAAAGCGACTTTTTCTGGTTCGGTTAAAGTCGATTTGAGAGTGGCAGATGGGTCAACTTATGAAGAAGGGGGCTTGGCTTCATGAATGCATCGCAGCATAATGCAGATATTCAATATAAAGAAAGTTTTATTACGGAGTGTTCTATTACTAACAATGTGATAAACATGGGTACAGGGGCCGTATTGAAACACGAGTTAGAAGTATCGGTCAGTGAGCCTATTCCTAGCGATACCCCAGACGAAAAGGAAGCGTATGTTAAGTTGATTTTGGATGGCACCTATGAAGCGCAGGATGATTCGAACGCTCGCTGCAAATACCACATGGAAGTACAGGGGGCGTTTGCAGCAAAAAAAACGGTGCCGGACGATGTTTTTATGAAGAGGCTCTGGTTTAACGGATCATCAACTCTTTATGGCATTGCACGCGCGAAAATGGAAGTCATTTCTGCGATGATCCTTAATAACGGAAAAATCTCGCTTCCGATGTTGAATATGTTTGAGCTTCTGAAGGAGCAATTTGCAGAAGCTGAAAAAAAAGAAACACAGAAATAAAGAGCAAGACCCCCGATGTAAACTGTGATATGAACCCCAAAAGTTAGACAAAAAACGAATTAAGCGGCTCCAACGGTCTGAATCCTGTACTGTACAGGGCTCAGACCGTTTAGTTTTAATTTG